TTAGGCCGCCAGTGCAAATTCAGGTTCTGATTCAATAGCTAAAACCGTGTCAGTGTTCAAGGATTTAGCAGCATTCAGCTTCACAGTAGCAAACAAAGTTACCAGATCTTCTGTCATGACTTCTGAAAAGTGCAAAGACAAAGGTTCCAGCATGTTCACATCAAAATCTTTGAACTTTTCGCTTTTTTTCAAAAAAGAGAAAACATCCCCTTCTCTAGATTCCCTAGCTTCTTTAAGGAACTCTTCAGGTGTTAAAGACAAGATGTCTTGTAACGCCGCGTCCAATGCAGCCTTCATTCTACGGTTCATAGTGGAACCCCTCTAATTTTTAGTTATAGCAAGATAATCCAGATTTCTAACTATCACAGCGAACGGCGCTCCAACATACCCAGCCAGTTGGTCTGGCATTTTAGGTGGTTGCTGGACGGTAGCTAACACTACGCCAACTGATATGCCTTCAGTTTCTTCAGTTCGATTGATGAGCATTTGGTGTACTGCACAAATGAGATCTTCTCTCTCATCAACATCCTGGGCATTTATAGTTGGCCAAAGACCATCGAGCGCTCTTCTTAAAGTTACTCTAAACTCGGGACTTTCTAGGTTTAAAACCTCTTCATCAGGTGCCTTGACGTACCCCCAAAGTACAGCGCAACCTTTGTCAGCTTCGTCTGAATACTCACCTCTTTTTTCAGCAGCAGCAAACCAACTTTCTGCAAGTTGAGTTGCATATTGGCATCCTTGTTCAGCAGCATGCCAAAGATAAGCTCCCACACCGCGCCGACCACCGTCTCCAACTCTGAAACCATGCTCCAGAATTGATGCAGCTCTTGAGCAGCAAGTTCCATGGGAGCCATGTGCTTCGAAGAAGGTAGTTTCAACTGATTCATCATTAGCGGCTTGATCGGAAACTAAACTTAACATATTCATTTAGTTACCATTTATCCGTTTCTTAGTGTTCTTAGCCAACTAACTGAACCTTCTTCAGTGGACGTTAGTAGACAAACTATAGGACAAGTTTATCCGATTATAAAAACAACACAAGCTATCTGATGAATAGGCTGATCCCGTTTTTAAGTAGCTAGGTCAGTAAACAACAATTACTTACTGAAGCAACTGTAACTTAGAGCGCGTTCTGCCAAAAATCCCCACTGGCAGTGCCGGTGGGTGACAAGTTTTGACAACTCAATCTGAACGCCAGCTTCCGGGTAAACTGGAACATCGATCTGCAAGAGGCTCGGGGATGGTTGCAAAGGGGGTGTGCTTAACACCTCCCCTTCACGGGTTCGTGTACCTGAAGTTTTCTGAAGCGGTAGCGGTTGACACTTTCCCCCTAGTTTTCCCTAGTAAGGCATAACAAACCATAACAGGCTGACACCTGCCCTGCTTCGCATCAGCCCTTTACACGTTGGCTGCAGCTGTTATGCGTGAGCGTTAGGATCCGTTAGGTTGGGTTGACGCTTTTCCCTGTTTTTCACGGAAAAGTGTCAAGTTAGCGTGGTGCCGATAATAGGAGTCGAACCTACGACCTTCGCATTACGAATTATAAGAACCACCTTGTAACACAGTAACTTACCGCGTCATACCTGCGCTCACACGTCCCATGACGCCAAAATATGCAAAGCTATGCAAACCGGTGCAAAGCCTTGCGTGTCTCACTTCTGTCCCACTACCCGTCGATCGATTCGGCGTCCGATGATAGACTCTTCCCCTTCAAATCTAACGGACTTAGATATGCTCAAGCTCTTTACAAAGTACGCTTCTGTGGGCGTGCTCAACACGCTAATCCATTGGGTGGTATTTGCCGCTTGCTTCTATGCGCTGGGAACCAGCCAGGCGCTGGCTAACTTCAGTGGATTCGTTGTTGCGGTAAGTTTCAGTTTCTTCGCTAATGCTCGCTTTACGTTCAACAGTTCCACAACCACGTCGCGCTATATGCTTTACGTGGGCTTCATGGGCTCGCTTAGCGCAGCTGTTGGATGGGCTGCAGATGAATGCTCTCTACCGCCAGTGGTTACGCTGGTCGTGTTCTCCGCTATCAGCCTGGTGTGCGGGTTTATCTATTCGAAATACATCGTCTTCAGGGAAGCAAAATGAAGATTTCACTCGTGGTTCCGGTCTTCAATGAAGAAGACACAATCCCTATTTTTTATAAAACCGTCAGAGAATATGAACCACTCAAATCGTTTGAGGTGGAGATCGTATTTATCAATGACGGCAGCAAAGACGCTACAGAGTCGATTATCAATGCGCTGGCCGTTTCTGATCCGCTTGTTGTGCCCCTATCCTTCACCCGCAATTTTGGCAAGGAGCCGGCGCTATTCGCAGGGCTGGACCATGCCACCGGCGACGCGGTGATTCCGATTGACGTCGATTTGCAGGACCCGATTGAAGTTATCCCGCAACTCATTGAATGCTGGCAGGCTGGGGCAGATGTCGTACTGGCTAAACGCACAGACCGCTCTACAGATGGCCGCCTGAAGCGCAAGAGCGCTGAAATGTTCTATAAGCTGCACAATAAAATAAGCAACCCACGAATCGAGGAAAACGTCGGTGATTTCCGCCTCATGTCGCGTGATGTAGTAGAAAACATCAAGCTAATGCCAGAGCGTAACCTGTTTATGAAAGGGGTGCTTAGCTGGGTTGGCGGGCGCACTGACGTTGTTGAATACGCACGAGCAGAACGCATTGCAGGAGATTCTAAGTTCAACGGCTGGAAGCTGTGGAATCTCGCGCTTGAGGGTATTACCAGCTTCTCCACTTTTCCTCTGCGGATGTGGACATACATTGGGTTGTTAGTAGCCGGGATATCATTTCTGTATGGTGCATGGATGATTGTCGACACGCTTGCCTTTGGTAACCCGGTTCGCGGGTATCCATCACTTCTGGTTTCAATCCTGTTCCTGGGCGGCATTCAGCTTATCGGTATTGGCGTTCTCGGAGAGTATATTGGAAGAATATATGTTGAGGTTAAAAAAAGGCCTCGGTATTTGATTAAAAATAAGGGTTAATGATTATGGAAAACATTATAAAATCTAGGACGTCGCGGTATGCGATAATCATAGCATGCATATTAATATCAATATTGATAACTAGAAAATATATGCCTTATGACTCTGACATAGTTAACAGTCAGATATTCTGGCCTGATTTTCTTAGAAGTGGAATGAGTGTTTTTAAGGACTGGATTCCTACGGTAGATAGTTGGTATTTAACTGTCTATCCGGTTCATTTCCTTTTTTATTATTTGTTCGACTCAACTGATGTCAGCGTGGTTATAGTTGCTACCGCATTATTTCTAATCGCCATCGCTTTATCTTCATATGGAATTTCCAGGATTGCTACGGGTAATGAAATTTCCTCATTGTCCATTTTGATTGCGTTACTTTGCCCAGCATTCTCATATACATACGGTTTTTTGGTGCATCCATTTTCACATAACTCTACCAATGCATTCGGTATGTTTTGTGTGCTGTTATCACTATTAGCTATTAAAAATAACAAGGTTTACTTCAGCATCATATCTGGATTCCTGTCTGTTCTTGCAGGAGTATCTGATCCGTGGTTCTACGCATCCTATCTTTTACCATTAATCATTGGCACCGCTTTTATCTCTTATAAAGACAAGCGTAATGTTAAGCACCTGATAGTTTATCTGATTTCATTTATAGCTGCGTACTCAGGTATCATTCAATCATTCCTGGGAATACCAATTCACAAGTTTTCATTGGTGCCACTTACAGTAATGTTGGAAAATGGCGTCCAGATGGTATTCTTGACGGGAAGGATGCTGAACGTCTTGATTATCCAGCATGATCTTGCATATGCCATATCTTTTTGTTTGTTTTTTGTTTTAACATGCATATCCATATACAATCTGTACAGATCTGGAGGGGTTAATACCTATCTCTCATTGGTGCTTTTCTTCTCCCTTGCTGGAATAATATCTTCATTTATTCTCAGCTATCCAGACGTAAGCATTCTTAGCGCGCGTTTTTTTGTTAACATCCAGTATATAGCTATACTGCTGGCGCTAATATCAGCGATAAGGCTAAAAAGCATAGTTTATTCGACTATCATAGCGCTATATTGCGTTAGCTCTATTTACTCATATGCCGCCACCCCTAACGGGTTACATCAAAAGCAGGATGAAACCGTAGATTTTGTGAGATTTTTACATAAAAATAACCTTTCGTTTGGGTATGGTTCTTTCTGGAGACTAACGCACACAGTTACCTGGTTTTCTAACGGTAAGATACATGTAACTCCAGTATACTTCAGTGAGAAAGATGGATCGATTGATTTGAAGAGAGCAAGGGCTCAGACAATGAGATCTTGGCTGTCAAAAAGTTATATAGATAATAGTCCTGACAGGCAGTTTATTGCCATATCTCCGTCAATTGGAGGTAAGTGCAGAAATAATTTAGACTTCTGCGTTAATGGAACGATAAACAAAATTGGAAAGCCTGACGAGACTTTACACTATGGTGATGTCACTCTGCTAGTTTATAACAAAAGAATAATGTAGGACCAATGGCCTCTTAGCGAGGCCATTAATTTTCATTTTGAATTCATAGAAGCACGGCTTTTACTGTGAACGCAATATCAGAGTTAACCCCGCTGGAGTTTTTCACGATAACACTTGCCACATTATTAGTGCTTGTAACTTGTATACCGCCACCGTTTCCGTTATGAAACATTGTCAAAAAAACCGCCTTATCAAGGTTTACATTGCTTGTTAAGGTGTATAATCCAGTTCCTGTTTTTGAAACTGAAACAACATTCGCTGATCCTGCTGCTGATAGCGTTCCGTCCGCAGCGACCCTGGCAGTAAATAAGTCTCCTCTTGATTTAATGTAGTTAACCGCTGAGGTAACTACTACCCCTGCAGTTATTACATTATTCTCATCAATAAATTTCACTTTATCGGGGCCGGTATTGGTGAATGAAAAGCCGCTAAAAAATACATCTGGCCTATTCACGGGATCATCTACATAATCCCCACCTACAAGAAACTGGTTATCTGTCATAGTTAACTTGCAGTAGGCAGTGCCGGTAGGAGTTACGCTACCTGTGACGCCAATTCTTCCTGAGTATGCATTGGATGAAGTTTTTGCAAAATTGCAATTTCTAATGCTTGCCTGGCAGGGCAGATTGATATCATAAGCGATCGCTACATCCCTCATATTGTTGTTTTCAAAATAGCAATTACGGATATCAACCCCAACGCCGCCTGCCGACCCAATTCTACGAGCGATGATACAAGCCGTTCCTGCTGTATCTCTGTTGCCATTTGCTTCAAAAGAGCAGTTGTCAATAACGACTTGCTGGGACTCTACCGCTTGTAAACAAAGGTGCCAACAGTCAATAAAGTCCACCCTTTCAAATGTTACAACATTAACACCGGTAACAGAGTTGAGCTTTCTCATCAGGAGGCCTTCCACACTGGACGTTATCCTGCAATCTCTTACCGAGCCGTACAGAGAGTCTTGAATAATTAGACTCCTATACAGATTATTGGAGAATATATCCTCTATTGTGAACCCAACCATCCTCTCCATAACAAGAAACGTTCCGGTATTATTATTACCTGAAGCCACCGTTCCGTTACCTCTTATACTCATACCCTTTAATGTAAACCTGTCAATTTGGTAATCAGATGTTCCTAAACTTCCTGTTATCTGGAGTGCGACTCCATTAGAAGGAAAGCCCCCAGACTGAACATCCTGAATAATTACTGTTCTTTTGCTTCCTGAACCAATTATGTTGCCACCTCTGGGAGATGAAGATGTCACCCCAGAAGAATAGTCGTAAGTCACCTTACTGCGAAGAATGAACTCACCCGGCGGCAGATAAATATCTAATCGTAAAAGCTTGGCTTTATCCAGGGCTTTTTGAAGCGCGGATGAGTGATGTTCAAGAAACTGCGGAGCCCACCAGGAAAATTGTATTTCAGTTACATTTGAACGCACCCAGCATCCAGTGCCTGAAGGGTCTGATTCGCCTGCGCCATTTATAAAATCAATAGCATTCGCGTATGGTACCGTTGGAGAAATATAAATCGCGCCATCGTGTAACGATTTTGGAGATGCGGAATCATAATAGAAATCCCCGGCACCTACTGTTGAGACGGCGTACCAGCCGCGAAGACGCACTTTCTTTTTGTCAGTTGGAGTTATTTTTGAAAAATCAGCAACAGAGATTAACTCACCAATTAAGGAGAATCCGTCACTACTCGCCAGCGCTGACCTTAACGCTGAATCTCCAACGCTTATCCATGCCCCTACACCCGTTCCGCCTGTAGATGCTGGCGTAGATCCGGCAGGAACAACCTTGGGCAGCGCACCATCCCAGCGGTAATATTCACCGTCCGTCATGTCTTTCAGAACCTGATTGGGCAGCGTTAATGTTGTACCGGCCTGGAATGTGCCGACAGGAATCCATCCGTATTGCGCGATAGCCTGCTGCGCCAGCCAGCGCAGCCCCTCAATGGTGTAATGCTCGTTACCGAAACGGTCAACATAAGTATTAACCAGTGAGGTGACGAATTCGTCGATTTTCCCTGCGTTAAATTTAAGATCGCGCGGGGACTCGCTCGGTACTGGATTATTAGTAGGTTGCGTAGCCATATTTTTTCCATAAAAAAACCCGGCGCGTTGGCCGGGTTGTGATGGTTGAATGGGTCTTATGAGTAGATAGAGTCGCTGTATTCTGAGACTGTCAGTGAGACGGTGTTATCGGTATTTGGCTTGATGCTGTTTACCGTCCATAGCTGGCTGTCCAGTTCTTCTACTGTCGCAATTAGGTAGCGCGACGGAAGCTGCACAGTGTCTCCATTCCAGATATTGAGCTGAATGTTTGGTATTGCCGCGGTGAATCCGTATTTGGTGTCCGTTCGAGGCGAAGCTGGGTAGCGTAACGTCGGATTTCCCATGCTGTCTGTGACCAGCACATACATCGAGCCGGTAAATGTAATTGGCTCGCTGGTATCGAAGTTGTTCCCGGCGCGCCCGGTGATATACCCCTGCTGCTGGTTGCTGTCGTAGATGTCCGGCATCTGAATGACGCTACCCACCTGGATAATGCCATCTTCGAAAACTTTTGCGTTCATCTTCACACGCGAGTAAATCAGCCGCTTAACTTCCCTCATCGCCCTCTCACGCGCCTGATAGTCGTTGCGGAATCCGACAATCTCCAGTTTGTTGGGGTTCTCTGCTTCCTGCTCGACGATAGCGCCGTTCAGCACGCGGTAGTTGATGTACGTCTTATTGTTGGTGGTCGGGTGGACATAGGACACCTGCACACCGTCATAGCCACCCGGTAGCGTGGCTTCGTACGTCATTTTGTACTCGTCCGTCTTCATGTTGGCCCGGTTGAATACTGCCGCCGGATAATCGACTTTCTGGTCACGTGTGAATGTAAGTACACCGTCGTCCCAATAAGCAACCACCGATGCCGCATTACAGATTGCCTGCACGCGGTCACCGAGCGAGTCGTTTTCGTCGTCAAAGGTGTAGTCGAAGTAGCCCAGGCGCTCATCTGGCAGACTCTCAGCAATAGAGTACAGACCGTACAGGTCAATGCTGCTGACCGACTGCTCACCCATGATGAGCCAGGTATGCGCCACCGCATCAGCGAACGAGCGAGACGGTCGCAGCGTGTAATCCACAGTCTGCGTGTTCAGGTTGTAAGTGATGGTATGGCGCGTTACGAGAGCGTTATATTTGCGTTCGCGACTTCCCAGCGCGTTTTCTGTCGCCCGAACTTTGACACGTACCAGCGTATCAGTAGGATGAACAACGTTCGTTCTGATATTAATGGCGTGGATTTCTTCAACTTTTAGCACCGAGGCATCGCTGGAGTTATCAGTGCGTTGGAAGCTGATCGCATACTTACCAAAGCCACCTGACGGGGTTATCTTATCTGTGCGATAAAACACTTCGCTCGTATGGTCGTGCGGCGTTCCCTGGTAATAAGTAAATGTCTGCGTAGTGCCGGGGATCTGGTTGTAATCATCGTCGATTTTCCAGATAACAACTTTCCAGTTCGTCTGTTTTTTACCACCCAGGCTCGACTGCGTGTGTAGCCAGAGCTGAGAAGATTCAACTGGCGAGAAGAATGGCCCCACAACAAGCGCTTCGTTGTCGTTGAGAATGAATTTCGTAGTGTTGATGGTGGCATTTGCCGGGATGTCCTGAGGGCCCTGCAGGTCGCTCATCGTGAAAGTGTACCAGCGAACAGGATTAGTAACCGCCCCATCGTTTGTCTCAACAGCGGAGATAAGGGTGCCAGAGAAAGTAGCATCAGTAGTGACATTGCCAGAAGCCGTGCTGTACGTAACGTTAATGGTGAATGTTACGGCATGCGGCAGCACTAACCCCATGAAATAATCGAAGTCGGATTGCTTCACGATTTTCATGGCTATCTGGCCGCCGGAATATGTCCCGCTGACGACTGTGTTTGCCGTCGCCGTTTCTATCGGGAAATCTCCCGCTTCGTTCTGCCCAGGCACCTCCTGTCCATCTACGTCATCGAAGCCATATCCCTCGACGATTTGGGGGATGACTTCACCGGGCTGATAAAACTGATATTCAGCCCCAGCCAGTGAGCCCAGACTCGATTCAGAGTAGCGCACAGACTCATAATCGTACTTACCGATTCCGATGCACATCCATTCTGTCACGTACTTCAGTCCGCCATCTTTATCACTCTGACGCACATATTCGAAAACAGATTCCTGAATAAGGTCAGGAAATGACCTCACCTGACCATAAATATCCGGCTTGGCTTTATAGACGCGCGCGGTGTTAGTCTGTCCAGTAAGGCTATTATTTGGAGAATCTACTGTATTCCCGCCAGTGTTTGCGATAGCTGGCTTTGGCGCAAGAAAGGAAAAAACCTGCCCAACCACTTTAAATATCGGGCTCAGAACATCTTCTACAATCCCTTTTGGCTGGTCGAAAATCTGGATTTTGTCCAGCTCGCTCAGCTCAAACGCCAGCTCATCGTCGTCACCCAGCTTCACGCCGTTGCGGATGATCAGCAGGTCACGGTGAAAGGTGTCGTCATTGCCCTTCAGCCAGTCATAAAAAATGGTGCCGTTTGGCACCCTGTAGCGTTCTTTTGGCGTTCCCGGGAAACGCTGAAGCTCAATCAACGCCATATTCGAAAAACTCCACTTTAGTGAATGCCCGCTGAATGACCAGCAACGAGTCCATGCGCACGCTTCCGTTCTCGCCGCGAGAGTGCAACGCTTGCCTGTTGAGCACCAGTCCAACATGCGCCGGTTGCGCGCCTCGGTATCCCACGAATATCCCGCCATCTACCGGATTATCGACCTGACGCCAGAAGACTACGTCGCCCTGATAACAGGTGAAGAAGTCCTCGCCAGCTTCGTAGTCCGGCGTCTGGTGTAGTTCAATACCGAGAACGTGGCGGTAATAGAGAACAACCAGACCCCAACAGTCTACCTTCTCAAACGAGCAGGCCCGGTTAGCCCACGGTATGCCGATCATCATTCTGATAAAATCAGAGGTACTGAAGGCCAGTGTATTCCGTTGGGTCATAGAGCCTTCCGATGTTGTTGTTCAGCGGGTTGGTGACAGACAGAGTGACCGAGGCGGAGTCTGCGTCGATGTCCACCGTCTTGACGTATAACTGCCAGGACTTAATCGGCACAGAAACGTCTCCACTGTCGAATATCTGCCGCGTGGCCGTGATTGCCGTCAGACGCGATGCACCCTTCCACTTCTTCATCAGCGCTTTGATGTCCGATGAAAGGCGGCCAAGTTTCACAGTGGCGTCAATCACAGGAGTCCCGCTCTGCTGGCTCTCTTCAATCTCGAAACGCGCAGGCTTGTACACCTGGCCGCCAAGCGTTTTATCGAAGAACTGCTTGTCTACCAGGCGGACGTATCCGAATGACGGGTGATAGAACGTGATTGTGTCGTATAGGCCGCGCGTCGGGCGCTGTTGTTTATATTCACGAAAGGAAGGCATTACGGCACCCTCGGCAGAGATTCCGGATCACGATTATCCGGATAACCGGTCACAACAATATCCAGCCAGCTATTCCACGGCGGAGGCAGCTCAACAATGATGTCGTCGAACTCGTCGTCAGGGTTATAGAGGTGGTTCGCGATAACGGTTCCCGTCCACGTAACCACTCCGCCGTCGATGCTGGTTTGCACCGGCATCTGTGTGAAATGCAACTCCTGAACCTGCAAGCCACTGCCGCCGATGTTGATGGGCATACGAAACCAGTTAACACCGCGATTCAGGTAGTTCGGGCTGCGCAGCCACTGCTGGAAAGCCCGCTCTTCATCAAGAGTGAAAATCCACGTCAGTGACCATGTGGTTTTGAGGTCGTCAGTAAGGTTCTGGAAAATAGCCGGGCCGACTGCTGGCTGGTCAGTCTGGAACCCGGTGTCTAGCGTCATGTTTTTGCTGGCCTTCTGCGCCAGCGGCAGCCAGTCAGGATAGTCGATAATAGCCATCAGCCCTGCCCTCTTGGCGTGCGTTTAACGTTCATGTTGCTGGTTATGGCGTTGCTGATTGGACCGCCATTGTTCAGGTCGGCGACAATTACATCTACTGTCACGCCGCCATTGCCATCAGTTCCGGCCTGAGCATCTACAGAGGACGATGTGTAGTTCTGGATGTTAATTACAACCCCGCCACCTGTCCCCGCTGTCATTTCCTTGTTGCTTATCACCCGGCCATTGTCGCCCGGAATCATATATTGCTTCCCAGTACTGGCCTGGTAAATCTCCGGCATCCCACCTTCACCAACCTGATACATCCCACCCGCTGATACCGGTCCGCCGTTTTTACGCTTACCAGAAAGAGCGAGTGCTGCTACGACAGCGCCAAGCCCAACCGCAGCGGCACCACCGAATGAACCGATTGATGCTACGATTGCCGCAGGTGTCCATGCCGCTGTAGTGGCTGCCGCTGATGCGGTGCTTGCCGCCGTCGTGGTGGCTAGAGCGCTAACCTGCGTGGCAGTGGTAGCTGCTATCGCTGCCTGCTGAGTAGTGGCTCCAATGATAGCGTTCTTAGCCCATTCAACGCCCATCTGAACGAATGAGTTAACCAGGCTATTGAGCACCGTGCTTGCCAGCGACCTGGCAGCGCCTTCAGCACTCATGCTTCCTGTGATTATTCCTGTTAGTGCGTTTGAAGCGTTACCAGCAAGTGCATCGAATGAGGCAGCAAGTGCTTCGTTTCCTGCGCTCTGGTTTCGCCATATTTCCCACTGAGCAGCAATGCGTTCCTGTTCATACTTACGATCAGCGGCTGCCTGTAAAGCAAGAGCGTTCTGATGTGAGATTACACCTTGCTGCTCGAATTGCTGAATGAGAGCAAGCTTTCTGGTGTTTTCATTCACTAACTGCTGAACTGGATCAACACTGCCTGCAGCTTCCTGTTGCGGCGTAACTGCTTGCTGAGAGCGTATTTTGGCGAGGTTAGCTTGATGCTCGGCCTCAAGTCTCTCTGAAGTTTGGTTATATTGTTCCTGACTTATTTTTTTCGCAGACAATGCAGTATTAAGGTCTTGCACGTCTTGCTTATAGCTGGCGTTCTCTCGCGCTTCCGGGAGTAGCTTCTCAGCGGCAGCCTGTGCCTTAATAGCATTGGCTGTATCCCATTTTGTCGCAGCATACTGCCTTGCCTGTTGGATTTGAGCCTGGGTAGCACCTTTTCCAAGAGAAAGCTCAGCATTTAGCATTGCCTGCTCTCTGCTCAATTCATCAGTTGAGTCGGCAGCAAGTTGAGACTGCTGCTTTAGCGCCTCAAGTTTCTGCGCTATTGACTCAGCCTGGCTGGCTGACTGCTTGCCCTCTTTGTTGCTTTGCTTTCTTGCTTCGGTTACCCGGTATGTCTCGGCATACTCGTCCTGTAGTGCCTTCACGCGTTTCTGGTCAGTAATCCCGGCATCGGCCGCATCATATTGAGCCTGCAACCGTGCGCGAGCCTCACCTTCAAGTTTGGCTAGTGCTAATCTGCGTTCCGAATTTTTGACAAGCTTTTGGGTGGCGGCATCATCACCGTTAGTTGAAGGGCTTTTGAAACCTTGGTTGTTTTTGGCTTCATTTGCAGCCTTGGCACGAATGCTGGATATTTCTTGCTCTGTGCGCTTAAGCTCAAAGGCAGCCTGTCCTCTTCTTTGCTGAAAAACAGCATCGCTTTCATACCAGCGCTGCCCTTCCTGAACTTCCTTATTAAGCTCTTGCTGCAACTTAATAAGTTTTGGCATCCTTCCGGCATCGCCTGCGTTGTTATTGTAATAATTAAGGTTATCAGCAACGCTTTGCATTAATCCCGCAAGTGTGGATGTCAGACCTATTGCCTGGTTCAGATCACTTATTGCGTTTTTAAAGGCAACATCGAGACTGTTTTTAGCTCTGTCGATGCTAACTGGCATTTTGTCGAATTCAGCGTTAACACTCTCCGACTGTTTCTGGATAGCGTTTAGCGCGTCTTGAGCAGTTAGCTTGCCTTCAAGCATTCGCTGTCTTAACTGACCAATCGAAATGCCTAACCCGGCCGCTATCTGCCTTGCCAGTTCCGGCATTTGCTCAAGAATGGAGTTGAACTCCTCAGCACGAACAACACCGCCTGCGATTGATTGCCCGAACTGTCGCAGGGCATTAGACATTTCCTCAGCAGACGACCCGCCGATAGTGCCTATTTTTTGAAGTGTGTCAGTCAGGGAAAGAATCTGTGAATTTGTTGCGCCTGTTTCTTTGAGGGCTGAGGTGAGAGTCTCCCAAAGACGTTCAGTATCAGAAAGGCTATTCCCGGTTTGCGATGCTATAGCTGACAGCGCCTTCATTGACTCTTTCGCGGCATCAACGCTTGGGCTAAGGCGCGCAACCCTGGCCTGCAGGGTATTCATCTGGTCGCCAATTTCGATTAGCCGCCTGGCAGTTTCAATCGTGAAAGCGCCAGCAATAGCAAGTCCAACCTTGTTTAATGCCCCCTCGAAACGACCAGCGGATTGAGATGATTTATTAAAACTCCCGTCCATCTGGTCAAGGCGCTGGTTGACCTTTTGCTGCGCTGTAATGAGTTGAGCAACATCCATTTCTACTTGATAGACGATGTTACCTAACTGCTTATCTCCGGCCATTTATCAACCTCCGGTCATAAAAACCGCCTCAGCAGTTATCATTTTTTTGAAAAATTTATTAATGTGTTTAGTACCACTATTAGCATTCAGGAATGCCATGTCTTTCGTAGAGCCATCATCATTACCTCTTGATGACCCAAAATCAGGAGAGTTAGCAAAATCAATGATAATTTCTGAAGCCGAAGAATTATTCGGAGCGCGAGATACTTCATTTTCCATAAATGAAGCAATCCTCTATCACAACAAGACTCCCCGGGTCGTCGTTGCAACTGAGCCCAATAATCTCTGCATTGTTTATCTTAGTGACGGATCACAAAATAGATGGGACTGCTTTATGTACGAGATGGCTCATGAGTCTGTTCATCTACTCAATCCGCAAAAAATCTCGGCATCTTATTTAGAGGAGGGTGTTGCGGTTTGGTTTTCGATGATGATGTGTAAGAAGTACTCATATGTTTGCAACAAACCCACAGGTAAGTACAGACAGGCTTATGAGCTTTTATTAAAGATATCCGACGATGTCCCAAGTGTAGTGAGGATAATTCGAGAAAAATTTCCCAATCTCACTGACCTTAATGCCGATGATCTTCAGACTACCTTTCCATCTTTAACTCCAATAGATGCGAAAAGACTAGTCAGACGCATGGAGTATTAACTAGTTTTCTTCTCTTTTTAGCAAGGTACATTTCAGCAACTTGATCGTACTCTTCCCTGGTAAAGCCTTTCTGCTCAGGGTATTTCGTTGCCAGCAGCATTTGAAACTTGGTCATCGTCAGATTGCCAGCCTCCTGCTCGGTCATGCCGAAATGGGCCTGCGCGGCCACGATGTAATCGACGGCGCGGAACTCGGTACTGGTCTCTCCGCTTTCATGCCGCTGGAGCTTTCGCACTTTCGCCTTGCCGATAACGCCATGGGTTATCAGTGACTGCGCAATCAGCAGCATGTCAGATTCAGGCAGCGCGCCTTTGCGAATTTTGAATGTGCGACCAGTGCCTTTAGATGGGTGAAAAATACCCGTAAGCGGGCCAGCGTCTTTGTCACAGCAGGCATTGAGAACAACCACTGAAGCGAGAAACGCTTTGCGACCGTAACTGGTGCTTTTAATGTGGTTGATGAGCCATTGCGGAACGTATCCGTAAGCCTCAACAGCACGACTCACCAGACTGGTTACTTCATCGTTGTGCAGGTCGTAAAACACCTGCACGATTTCTTCTGGCTCGCCAATGCGCGACATGTTCACAAATGACGGCCGGAAGAAGTAATCCTCGCCGTCAACGCTGATGAGGCACTCGCCAATCTCTTTAAGCGGGATATTCACCGGTAAAGCCTCCACGCTTTTCTTCTCTCGTTTCTTGGAAGTCCGTCGAAAGCCTTTTCTACGGGCATCTCGTCGGCATGGTCTACGAGCGAGTAGCAAGGGTAAATAACACCCCTTCCCCATGCGTCGCCGAGGGCATAGTCCGCTGGCTTTCGCTGGCTCCAGTTCAGCAGGATGCAGTTAATTCCATTGGCTGGCAGCGCATAGCAGACGCCGTGAATCAGTCGGTTCAGGATGATGTAATCTTCCCGGCATTTATCCGCGGCGATAAGGCTTTCAGCAATCTGCTGCTGATACTGCGGCGGTCGACCCGTGCCAAGATAGAAGCTGATCAACTCATCAGGGAATCTGGCGCACCATTCAGCCGCAAGACCTGCAAAGCCATCCACCGGCTGAGCGTCATCTTCCAGCACGACCACTCGCGCTGACTGGCCTGCAGCCCACTTGATTGCTCTCAGGTGATTCCAGTTGGCTCCGTGGTCGGCATCATCGATAAAAAGCTGCGCATTAAGACTCTCAGCAAGCCTGTGAGCCTGCTGGGCGCGTCGGTGATGACCTACCACCGCGAATGTTACTTGTGCTGCCACCATGCTGTTTCCTTGCCGATGCCGTTGGTCTTAAACACCGTGTGCACTTTCGGGCCGGTAATCACTCGGTCACCGAACGACTTCGCCACGATGCCGAATGCGATCATGTCGCCAACCGCCCTTGCTGCCCCTTCTTTATTCCAGAATCGTTCTGACTCGATGCGGTAGTAAAGCCGCACGATGCGGTGAGCAAACTCCATGACATCTTCGCGTAACCCGCCAAGCAATCCGGCGTTCAGCATGGTGTCACTGGCGTACTGCTTCAGGAATGACTGATACACGCGCTCAGGATGATTATTGATGGCCCACTCATCGGAATATGTCTTTGGTTCAGAGCCGACATAAATCACGCCCGGATGCATCTCACTCCACGGCTCGCGAAGCATCTCGACATCTGTCCCGTCGGTGCACCAGACGAACCGATATTCAGGATGGTCTCGAAGGTGCTGCCAGAGGTGCAGCCAGCGCTGGAAGTAAACATTCATATCAACGACAGGTACGCGTACCGTTGTCTGACCTGGTGGGGAATATTCGAACTCGTCAGCGAGAATTATCGCGTTGGCACCTTTAATCGATTCTGACCATCTGGCGACAAGAGACTGCTCTGGCTTCATCCTGGTTCCTCGCTGCGGGTCAGGATGACTGGTCAGCAAGGTTGTGATGACGGCATTACATTGTCTGCGGTATGGTGCCCACCCGGTATAACCGGAGTCGCGGCGCTCATTGTGTATTTTTACGTTGTTGCTGACCTGCCGCTCGCGCTCTGGCTTGGGTACTGAGCGCTCTACCGACTCATGCTCATCCAGCGAGTAAATCAGCTTCTCAGAGCCAATAACGTCGGCATATGCCCATGAGGTAAGCCCAGCATTATGAATGCGTAGAGCGAGGTCTGAATGCTCATACATCCCGCGCCCGTAAACCGGGTCGAACCCGCCGACCCTTTCAATCGCACTGCGGTGGTAATAGAGCATCACGCCGCGCTGGCCGGTGTAGGCGATGTGTTTTTCATCGCGGTACAGGACTGAAAGGTCATTCAGCTTGCGTGGGCCAGCCAGGTCGAGAAACTGATATGCCAGATGAGGCTCAGGAGACTCGATATACGGAATATGCCAGCCATCTGCAATCGGCCATGCGTCATCGTCCCACAGAAACAGATGCTCACAACCGGCATCAATCAGGGCTTCAATGCTGGCGTTTTTGGATGCCACGATGCCCTGAGATTGTTCGTGACGGATAAGCCTTGCGTATTCTGGTGCTGCGGCGGCCGGCACCGAGCCATCATCGACAATCACAACCACTGCGCCGGGCGGCAGATGTTTCTGGTGCTGCTCAAGAGCGCGTGCCAGAACGTCTGGCCGGTTGTGGGTGGTGATGGCAATACCAATGCCAGATGAGCGCGCCGACGCTGGCTCGTAGGGAATTCCGTTTATCAGAACCTGCATATCTCTGTCTCAGAAAGGGGGCTTGCGCCCCGCTGTGTTTTAGCTGGAAGGTTCGGAGGTATCAGTAACCTGCACGGTGCTGGAGTCACCCACTTTGAACTCAGTGGAGAAGGTCACGATGTCGTTAGTGCCGCCGTCAGAGCTGAGGGCAGTGATAACCATGTAACCATGAAAGGTCACCGGGCCGTATTCCATGCGAACCCAGATACCAGGCTGACGCTTGTCCTTAAGCTCGCTAGCGAAGTACTTGATGAAACGACCGATGCCGTACTGGTCGAGCTTGTCGTTTTTACGCACCTCACCTTCAAAGCTGATGGTGAAGTCGGAGTTTGTGGTGATGCTCTCGACAAAGCCGCCGCCATCGTCAGCATCACTGGTCACGGTGTTCGGGCTGAAGTCGAACCCTTTTGACGTACCGGCGGCCAGCGCTTTCCATTCCGATTCAAGCGGCACCGTATCCGGGCAGCCGTCGGCAACTTCAAGCACAATAGCGCCACCGAACAAGCGTTCGTTGCTGGTTGGGCAATTAGCCATGTTACTTCCTCTTTGACGTTTAATTAATCGCCGTAGGTGGCGACGAATTGAAGCCGATAGACAAGGCGTCCATCGGTTGTAAGAACTGGTGCGGGCATAGCGCCCATATTCTGGAGATAACCGACGCAATCATCGGTCATGGGGTTTTGCTGGACGTAATCGACTATCTGCTGCACGCGCTCATCGACAAATGCGTTGCCACCTTTTGCGCCGATAACGTCGACCAGGATGTACTGCTCATTGCCGAGGCCGTTGCGGATATTGCTGCCGCCATTTGGACGAAACACCATGAACCGGTCAGATTCAGTGCCTGAGTCAGTCCACATCAGCAGCTGAACCTTAAAGCCATCTGTCAGGCCAGCATTGATGAAGTAGTTACGCACGCGCGTATGCATTGGCGGATTCATAGTGACAGCTCCTGCTTCATAACCCGGTCGATTTGCTCTCGGGTGTCCTCAAAGCCTCTGGTAAGGAACTCTTTGCGGGCAGTGGCGCGGCGGAAGGTTTGCGGAACATTCGGATCGTGAACGTAAACCGCATAGTTGGCCGAGTAGCCCACCCTGCCAGTTACCTTTGTGCCGTTAGCGTCAATCTCCCGGAACTGGCTGTTCAGAAGCGTTGATGTGTCGATTGGGGTGTATAACGCTGCCTGCGCGCCACCGATTAACAGTGCTGACTGCACGGCCCTGACGACCTTGCGCCCCTGCACGTCATTAATCAGCGCGTCCAGATTGGCTTTCGCCTGGGCAATGCCGCGAACTTTACCGGCCATATCAGACTCCTGTTATGATGGCGTAGTCGTCGGCGATGCGCTCGAAGGTGTCTTCATAGCGAAGCACCTGCTGAACCTCATCAGCTCCGGCTTCTTTCGGGTCAGCCAGGTCGGAAATGCCAATCAGCACATAGTCGCCATTCTTAGCCAGTGCGTACTCAGTCCAGATTGTGTTTTTCACAACTATTTCTGAACCAATAGTGCCGATGCGCTTGCTCAGTCCGCCTTCATAGCCACAGAGAATCTGCTCAGGCGCTGCATAACCGAGCGGGTCGCCGTAGTCGTCCTGACCATCCAGCTTTCGCCAGATTGTCGCTGTTGCGGTGTATGACCAGTTAGCTACAGAACTCATAATGAGAATCTCTCAATGATGCTCACTATTTCTTCATTCGCTTCTACTATTCCCGAAATAGTAACCGGCTGCTCTTCAAGTCTGTCTCGCCTGCTATTAATGAAAAACTGCTTAGCTTCCTCATATTGGCAGCCGTAATAAGCTAGGAACTTAACTCCGAAGTTATTCAGCCACAGGAAAAGATAATAATCTCCTCGGCTGTTCCGGCATCTATAGGAGTTGATAATCATAAAAGCCTCTACAGGTGGTAATCCTCATACTCCCACGGCTCCTCGTCGGGATTTTTAGGCTTCTGCTCTTTCTCACACATCAGCAACCTCCAACGACATCAAAGAAGCCGACGCGGCTACCCACATCAATCGGCAGCGATGCCGTGCATCCGCTCTTGTCCAGTGACAGGAGCGCATCACGCATCGAAAGCACATCGCCGGTGTAGTCGAACGACCGCGACGCCCCTGAAGGCGCTGACTGCGATTTAATGCGCTGACTGTATGCCGTTAAGGCCATGAGAGAGACGGCATAGACCTGAATCAGCACGACGTCACATTCGTCGTAGCCAGACGCCTCCAGGCACTGCTCAATGCTGCTGAGCTTGCAGAGATATGCGTCGATGATGAAATCAGGGATGGAGTAACCTAGGGATGACAGCTGCTGTTTAACCTGCGCTGCTGTGATTGGCGTGATAGCCATGGTCACTCCTTATCTTTGGGTTTCCGTCCGCGCTTGGGCGTAGCGACTTCCAGCTGGCGCACTTCCAGGTACTCAGCCAGCCCGGCATTAACCCATCGCTCGGCGATTGAATTGGCAACCTCTACCTCAGAGCCAATCTCCAGCTTCTGGAAATTGGCACCGGCAAAAAGGTTTGATGAGATAACTTTTACCAGTGCCATATCGCTTCCTTAGCTGGTCGCTTCGCCGGTGGCGTGGACTACGGAGTAGTGACCATTGATGTCGGTTTTGACCATCAGGCCCATTGCGCCCCAGGTGCGCCAGATGTAATCACTGTTGTAGAACGGGCGCGGGTCGGCAACGGTACCGATGGCCTGGCCTACAATCGGAGCAACTACGCCAGCCTGCAGCGGAACAATCAGGATTTCGTTCCCCTGCAGCTTCGCGTCTTCTTTAATGGCCGCGATGCCGGTCAGGGTCAGGAGTTCCTGTAGCACGGTGCGAGACTGGAAGTTGTCGCTGAAATACTGCTCCAGGTTGGAGACGATTTCAGAGGAAACGTACCAGGTCTGCTGGCCGTACTGATAATTGCCAAGCTTCAACACATCGCGCAGACGGATTGCTTCGGCGCGCATGGCTTTCGGGTCGGTGCTGGTCGCCATGTTAACGTTCAGAGTCACCTGAGCGACACGCTCATCAGCGCGGAAGCCCTTCCAGGTCAGGCCGTCGAATACTGCGTAGTTACCAGCCGCGTCGCGGTAGCCGTCCCACATATAGTCAACGTACTGACGCTGAACATCTTCCACGGAGCCACGCTGAGCGTCAGCCTGAGACTGAAGGGCCGAAGGGCTGTTGAAGATTGGGTCACGCCAGTTGAACTTGAAGCCGGAATCGTGGATCGGAACCATCGTGCCGTCGAAGGTGTAGACGCGAGCGTCAAGCGCTGCGCCAATCTGGCCGGACATTGATGTGTGTGCCCAACCACGACCGCCGGTGCGGGCGTAGTCGTAACGGGATTGCTCGATACGTACAGAGCGGGAAAGCGGCATCAGGTCGTTCAGCAGAGTGAACTGCGTGTTGGGTTCGAACTGCTGTGTCACGGTGGTATCGTACGCACGGTACAGGCGACGGATATCATCAACCGCGTTAACGGCGTTCAGCGTCGGAGTATCTTCAGCAGCGCCACGCCATTGGGTGCGAGACAGAAAATCAGCAACCGCCTGGGCGGTAGCGTTACGTTCGGCCTGCAGCGCGCGAAACTGAGCCTGGTTTACTTCCAGGTTGCCAGTCTTCTCGCCAAGTGATTTGGAATATACAAACATTAATCGGTCTCCTTACTTGACCACTACGCGCAGCAGATCGCCTGCAGCAACAGTTGTCGCTTTGTCTTCTTCCACGAAAAGGACTGCGGATGCAGTGCCGCCGGAAGTGACGCGACCATTAGAGATAGCCAGTGCCTGGCCTTTGTTATAAGTGCCAGCAGCAGCGCGGACGTTCAGGAACATGCCTGGCAGTAACTGAATGCCGACGACCAGCTCGTTAGCAGGAATGACGTCATCGACGCCCATGCAGCGCAGATAGTCATAGTTCGCCACATACAGCACAGCGCTTTCGCCGCCGTTGGTGGATGCAGTGAATTTGCCGTTAGTGAATACGCCGATGGTGCCCGGCTGAGTAGCTGCCGCCGCCCCGCCTTCGCGGTTCAGAAGCGGGTTCGGGAATACGCCACCCGCGTGAATTACGTGTTTACCGTCTTTAGCCATTTTTATTACTCCGGCATCTCAGAGAAGGGTTTATCGGTGGAATGGTTGAATGCGCCGGACAGGCTGCGAGTGGTAGCGCACTGCGCGTACAGGCCATCCAGAGCCGCGCCGTCAAGGGCGTTAACTGCCATGTCGTCGAGCTTGAACTTGGCTTTAACCGCTTCGCGCTTGGTCGCTTTTTCCTGGTCGGCGTTAGCGGTCAGGCCGGATTCGATAGAGCTCAGCTTGTCGGCAAACGGCTTAAACCATGCCGGTGCTTCTTCGCTATTGGTGGCTTTGTCTTTAGCTGCCTTTTCTTCGGCCTCTTTCTTCTCGCGAGCGGCCTTTTCTTCCGGCGTCTCACCTTTAGAAGCTGCTTTCTCAACAGCCATCTGGTTGAACGCATCCAGCAGCTCAGCTTCTGATTTGCCTTCTGTCGGCTTACCAGCGGCTTTCAGCGCATTGATAATCATGTCTTTCATCGGATCTCTTTCTCCGTTGGTTTTAATTTCGTACTCAGGTGGTTTGCGCACGACTTCTACAGGTTCGCCGACGAATTGAGCCTTGCCGTCATCGTCGATGAGGTACTTCTGTTTGAAATATTTATCTGCATCCCGATAAACGAAGGAGTCCGGCCATACGCTTTCCGGCCATACCCAATCGTCGTTGTCACGACCCTCACGGAGCTTGTCGCTAATAGCCCGCTGGATATCGTCGAATGAGAAATTGGATGCATTGGTAAAGAAGAATTTGGTCTTGTTAAGCAGACCTTCCCTGGTGCAGTTCGATGCCTGCGCGAGGTCTGCGTTTTCTACGCTTACTTCCTGTTGGGAGTTGTCTGCGTTAACGAAGATGCCGACGCCTTCTTCAGGGGTTGCGGCTCCCGGCTCATCGAGAAGAATGGCTACGTGGTCAAACTGCATATTGCGAGCGACCCATGAGTAGCTTTTACCCTTCGACTTGCCGCTGTTCTGCTCGCGGCGCAGCAGGAGCCCGGTAGATACGTGAATCGGCTCAGCGTTTGAGTTGGCCTGAAGCTCATCAAGCCGCTCGATAAGGCGCTTGCCCTTCTCGCTGGACTGCGCGATGCGCTTGTTGACCTTCATGTCCATGACGACGCGATCGCCGTCTTTACGGACGTTTTCAGCCCATGCGCCGACGTGGAACTGGTTAACCGCTCGCGGGTTGGTGGCGCTGACGTGCTCGTTGCCAATCTTCGGATGCCCGAAAGGCATGGGATTTCCTTCGAGCGTTTTAAAGCTCTTGTTAATCTCCTCAGCCGGATACAACCCGCCATTCATGACAACGTCATCCACGACAGGCACGACGCCACGAATGACGATATGCTCGTCACCGTCGATGGTTTCAGTTGAGATGTTTGAAGAGTTGATGGCTAAGGATTTAACGTGGATGCTGGATAGCTTCACGTTGCTTCCTCTTAATGAATTTTGTTTTTGCGCGCCTGGCGGAGTTGCTTCTTGGTCGGTTTGGCAGCGAAGAAATGGCATAAGCGCACATCCTCAACGCTTCCATTATCCCATCGCATCTGATGAGGCTTAGAGTAAACCCAACCTCGGATCGGGAAATTATGGTCATATGCTAATTGCCACATCGCGTCCTCATTGGTGGATTTCAGGCAATAAAAAACCCGCCGAAGCGGGTCAAACCTTTTGAAATTGCGTTATATGGAGATTTGAACTGGGAACAATCTTCTTTATCAACATTCCATCTTCCAGCTCCATGCTTGAAATATCTTTCAGCCCTAGGTGCTTACTAAGACTGATCTTCACATCCTGTAAAATATCTTTTGGCGCCATGTTCTTAGGGAAAGTAAAAATATCGCTTCCGACGCTCTGGAGAATGCGACCATGTGGATATTGAAGGTTTAGATGGAACACTTCCCATGCGACGAACCATGCATCAGACTCCTCACCGTTACTAAAATCAGTTTCCAGTGGCGGTTTCTTTTTTGATGTGTCTTTGTACTTCTCAGGGTTTTTTAGCCTTTCAAGGAGACTCATTCTTTTCCCTAGCAAAAACAGAGTGGGTTGGTTTTTAATTTAACAACCTTATTTAACTTAACCAAGCCACCCTCTCCTTTTTGAGCTTCTCAGCAAGACCCGTATTAAACAGGCTGCCATCCTCATTCAGCAGCACCGGAATCTGGCTGCAGTAGCAATGATATCGGTTGCCGTTTATGCTGTACCACTCCCTCACCTCTGCAACAGTTCTGACCTTGCCATGCCAGAAAGCGTGGGTTTGTCGGGTTGTTGGTTTTAATGCAGACAGATGAAGCAGGCCTGTTTTCAGTCCAAGCCGCTCCGCCGACCATTCTGTTTCATTCCATTGAGCCTCGCGCAGCGCGCCGACCTGCTCAGTCTGAGCTATCGTCTTGGCTCGCCCCATCGAAATATCCAGGCGCTTGCTAATCAGGCTGGCTGTTTCTCGCGGGTTAACGCCACGACCTATCGCGTCAGCTACGATGTTCGACAGGTCAGCACGAACGGCATCAGTAATTCCCCGCCATTCGCTGTAAGTGGAGATATAGGCCGCTGCCACCTGATTTTGATATGCCGGGCTGCTTAGCAACTGCTGAAGCGTTGTTGACTGCTCATAGACAGCCGATTGCGCTGACAGATTCGTGAAAGCCTGCAACGTGCCGCGCTGATACTCATCAGAAACGTACTGAAGCGCCCAGAGGTTGTTGCTCCCACCTTCGAGAAGATAGTCGTCCAGAATCGTTTCTATGCGCACTAGCAGGTCAGACAGTTGCTGTGGCGACATATCGTAGATGAAGGTGCCAGCATTCACCTGGTAGAGCGTGTCCGGCTTACTGCCGTCTCTCGCCAGAATGTAACCGTAGAGAGAATTGCCACTACGCTCTCTACCGACCAGATACAAATCGAGCAACTGCTTCAGCGCCAGTTTTATCTGGTAATAGCGATTCTCGATATCCCGGAACATCCTGTTAACCGGTCGGTAGGACTGCGTGGGGTCGGCTTTATTGCGCGGAATTATTGGGCTTCCCGGTCGTTGTCGATTGTTCAATTGGCTCACCTGTCAGCGGGTCTGTCGTTGCGGCTCCGGCAGGCTCTTCTGGTTCACTGATTGGTTCAAGCTCACCGACAGCGCGGATTTCATTCTCCGTTATCGCCGGAGTGCCGAACGCAGCTTGAGTGTCTTTGGCAACGGCTGCCATCGCCTGCATATTTGCGATCTTCTCTTTCTCACTCGGCGCGAGTAGGTCAGACCATGCGAGCGTAACCTCGCCAGACTTCGGCGGGTCGATGACGCCAATCTGCCAGAAGCGCTCAATGACGCGGGTGATGAAGTCAGACATGAAACCCCAGCGGCGACCATTGCAGCGCTTCGCCCAATCAGTTTTGTCCTCATCCGAGGCAAGACGCCCGGTCTGCTGACCAAAGAGAATGGTGAACGGACACTGAATCGTCGCGGCAAACTCGTTAGCTGCTACTGTCCATGTAGGAGTCGGGTCAGCGGCTGCGACTGACAGGACAGACGGCGCGCCAGCCTGCATGACCAGTGCCGAATCCGTACCGCGGTTCATCCTGGAAATCTTGTCATTCAACGCTTCGCCGAGGTCTTTAAAACCTGCCTTCTCTGCCTGCGCTTGAAGGTTTTGCATGTCTGTGTCTTTGTCGAACGCAATCCCAAGCTGGCGACTTGCGTTCTTCAGGAAGCCTTCAGCGCTACCACCTGAGGTTTTCTCAATGTCCAGCAGCTTGTTGTACCCGGCGCGCAACAGCGGGATGCCGGAGAGCATGTTCTCGTCTTCAGCACCTTCGCACAGGATGATGACGCGGCTCGGGTGAACCTGAACGCTGCGCACCGGACCATAAGTTCCGTCATCGCCTACGGGTTGCTCGTTGAAGTTGTACATCACAGGCTGGCCGTACGTTTCCGACATTGTATCTGTGTCGAAATTGCCTGGCTTAATCTGCGCTTCCCATGCCGGGATAAGCTTAACCACTGCCTTCAGGCGCTCGGTGCCGAGAGACCTGATGTAGTCGGTGTTGATCGGGTCTTTCCATTCTCGGCCATCCTTAACCTGAATTAACAGGGCTGAGTAGCGCCCCACGAGATTACGGCGGTCTGCGTCTTTCAGCTTCGCCCAATGACGCTTGAGAAGCTTCTCAACGGTTCGCTCCCATTCAGTAGTCTCGCCAGATTCATCCTTCTCTTCGCCGTCGATGATGGTGGGATTATCGACCCAGCAGGATTCGAGAAGCTTATGCACGGCGGCATGTGCCACTGCATTACGCTCATAAGCGCGATAGTACTGGTCGAATCCAACCTCGCTCGGATATCCGAACTCATCCCACAGTTTGGTGCGTTTGGTGTTGCCATTCTGTCCGTGGGCGTACAGCATTCGTTGCCGCCCTATCGCATCAGCAAGGGCGTTCACGAGGAATGAAACCTCGCCTTGTTGTTCACTCACTGATGAACTCCTTAGAAGAAGATTGCGCCCTTAGACTGGCCGCTTAATTCCGTCATCGCCCATACCAGCGCATCGAGGCGGTCGGGTGATTTCTTGGAGGTGGTTGGCACGTACTCCATCTGCTGGTTTTCCAGTTGATAGAGATTGCCACGATGGGCTACGCGACCCTGTGCATACAGCGCTGATATTGGCTCTGCTCGCGCGAACTTACCCTTGCTCGCATGGACGCGTATGATTCGTTCTTTGAACCCGGCATTGCGGAGCGTATCCTCTGCCATGTCACCGCCCTGGTTGGTTTCAATCACAATCGCGTCGGCGTCATGCTGTTTGTAAGCGTCCATTGCACGCGTTGCCCAACCGTTAGGGGAATATTTGCCACTGTAGTCGCCGTCGGCTGAATACTGTCGCTTATCTCCTGCGCCGTATGAGCTTGCGGCCACAATCCCCGTTTCATCGCTCTCTTCGCTGTTGGTGGCTTGCGGGTCGATAGCGATAACCGTTCTGGATAGCTGCTCGGTGATGTTCAGGGCGCGTGCTGCTGCAATCATCTGCTCTGTCCACAGCGCGCCTTCTGCGTTGAACCTGCGAGGGTTCTGCATGTACTGCGCTTCTGCCGTCCGGCGATGAGAGAACAGCGCTGTGCGGTGGCTCTCGTTGTGCTTGAACGGCCATAGCCAGCCATCAGGCAAGCCGTGCTCAATCGGTATGGCGTGACTGTTGTCCGGGTACTGCTCCTGATAAGAGCGGCTGTTGTCGATGATTACCGGCAGATTCAGGTGGTGCCACATCTCACCACTACCACCCCGCAACAGATACCCGCTCAGGTCGTGGTAGTGGATGCGCTGCATGATGACTATCATCGGCGTGGTTTCGATAGCCAGACGAGATTTAATCGTCTCGTTGAAGCGGCTGTTTACGCCGTCACGAACCGTTTCGGAATAGGCGTCATCGGGCTTAACGGGGTCATCAATAATCAGCGCGCCCTGCCAGCCAGGTTCCATATGCCCGGCACGGAAGCCAGTTACCTGTCCTGCTGACGATGAGGCATACACACCGCCGCCATATTCAGTCCACCACATCGCCTTACTATCGGCATCGTCGCGCAGCTCCATCGGCCACATAGCCTGGTAGGCTTGGGACTTAATCATGCTGCGGGCAGTGGATGAGTTCAGAAGCGCGAGGTTGTGCGAGTAGGAAAGATGCATAAACCGGGCTCGCTTATTCAGCGCCAGCCCACGCCCCATCATGTTGATGGTTGCCAGTTCTGTTTTCGTGTAGCCAGGTGGAACGTTGATGATGAGGCGGTTAATCTCGCCGTCTATCACCCTGTCCAGCGTTTGCTGTATCACCTTGTGATGAGGTGCAACTATCATCTTTCCGCCAGTCCGCTGCTTGAAGAAGTAGCGGGCAAAGTAAAGCCCGTCAGCTTCGCACATGCTGGCACGGATAGAATCGTCAGCAGTCGTCATTCTCCATCACCCGCTTAATATCGTCAGGCGACATAGTGACTACCCGAACCGGGCCGCCGCCCTGACCTGTTAGTTCCACGACCTGCTTATCAAGCCCGGTGAGCTTAGCCTTGCCCATTGTTGCTGCTACAGCAGCTGATGATTGAGGCGTTTCGGCGCTTAGTGCTTTCTGCCTGGCCTCTTCCAACTCAGCCAACAGAGAATCAATAGTTACGTTATGGCGCTGCCTAATCTCTCCCTGAAGCTCCTTAAGTCTTAGGGCGATCTTAGGGTTATCCTTTAAATTGCTGGCTTGAACATGTACTGCTTCCGGCTTCATCTTGTCAGCAGCATACGCCGTCCGATAAGCCTCTGAAGCATTACCCGTTTCGATGTATGCCTGACAGAAAGCCTCTTGCTTAATTGTCAGACCTGCCATTTCTTTTCCTTACGATGTTTGTTCGTCTTTATCCGGCTCAGGCACGTATTCCATTTCCTGCACATTATCAGGTGCCAGGTATACCCATGAGCCGTCTTCGCGAGCGATGCCGATGAATCCGTTGATAATCTCTGGCTGAGATCGCTTCATCAGACCTTCATGCGTTTCGCCTGTTTTGGTTTTGACTGTGATGCGGTAGGTTTCAGCCATGTTTACTCCAATAAAAAACCGCCCGGAGGGGGCGGTTATGGGTCACTCGATTGGCTGTATCCAATGAGCTATTTCGATTCCATTTTTATAAAAGGCTCGATAGATGCCAATAGGTTTATCTGGTTCTTTAATGTGCGGGTCTACAGAGAAGTCAATGACTCGGTCGTGCAGGTCAAAATTATTCAGGTCGCTTTCGTAAATTATATGATTATCCTCGAATCTCATCGCAGTATCCTAATCCAGCGCCATTTGAATAATTATACCATTATCTAGCCCACTGGCAGCTGGTATTTTTTGTAATGGAGAGCCGTTGTGAAAGAGGCTCTCACCTCTTCTTAGGCTGCCAGCTTGTGTTGCTCTTCAATCAGAGGCTGTCGGTGATTGCGCTCGAACAGGCCGGTCAAACTCGACTTCCTCTGCTCGAAATCCCAGCCCATCGTGATGAATACCGTGTTCGCTCGTTGTAATTCGGTGATGCAGTGAATCTGCTCTGGCGTCAGGTAATCCCGAATAGGCTCTTTCTTGCCTATCTCGTGATGCACTCGAAACTTAGCAGATGTCATGCCGAGAGCGATGCGGTTAATCAGGTCGGCTTCGTTACTGAAGTGATGAGGCGCGATCTGCTTACCCTGAGATTCGCGCTCATGCTTAATAGCCTCGGTCATGGGTTTGTATTCAAGGCGCGCGGCGTTGCGGTCCATCTTCTTCTTAGCCAGCTCGCCACGCATCGCGAAGAATTCAGAAACCAGGCGTTTCTTGAATGCCCGGACAACTTCGTTGTTTCGCATGTAGGTGATGAGCAGCGTGGTTTGCTGTTCGTTTAGCAGTGCAATTTCCTGCTTTTGCATACCCCCATCCGTTTGAAAGGGTCGCATTTCAAATTCCACCCTTCCGAACTCTTCGAGGTCGCTTTTGTACTTCCTGATGAGTTGAATCACTGGCTTGTGATCTTTCATAACACCACTCGCGATTACAGCCGAGTTGGTGACCAGGTCGAGTTTTTTTATTTCAACTAATTGCATAGCGATTACCTTTTAGAAAGTTGAGCCTGTTCGCACAGAAAAGCCGCCCCGAGATGGTCGCCACCATATACGGCAGTTCTCAGGCTCAGCTTTCTGAAAGACTCGGGAATGTTATGCGCTGCGACGCGCGTTTTACTGCGGACATAAAAAAGCCCCGCATTAGCGAGGCCGATATTGCTTTGTTGCTGATGGTGAATCTTCTTGGGGGTTGTCATGGTCGCAGGTTTCGCGATTCCTCACGGAATGGCTAACCAACTTACGGCTTACCCGTCAGCACCTAGAATCTCTTGGCCGAGTAGGCACAGCCCATGATCAAGCCCACCGATGACAGGCTTTGTAATAGGGGCAAAAGACACGCTTTCGGCAAGCTAGGCTATTTGTTACTCTATGCGCTAAGAGGAGATAGGTATGCGTACTTATGCAGTAATGGCTTTGATGCTTGTTTTTTTGATGGCTATATTTTCCGTTTTTGTGCCAGTGATAATATTTTTCAAAACAGCGCTTCTCGCGATCCTTGAGTGCTGGTTAAACCATTACAAATACTCTTTAGTACCCGAAGTTTTGAAAGATTATTTCACACTGAATAAGATCCTGCGTCTCGTTGCTGCGGGCGCGTGGTGTGGATTTCTTATTTCCATACCTATTTGCTGGAAATTATGGCGCTCAACTCCTAAATACGACCCGCTCGATAAATACTTCAAATAGTTACCTCTGGCACTGCGTTTTAATGTATTCCTGCAGGGTTCTCAAGGAAGTTTGGTCGCTGATGATCCCGGATCGAATACCGAGAACGTTTCGTCCAGCAACGTCAGAGAGTTCGACGGTGGCATCATTGCCCACGCTGGAGGTGCCGGAGGTTTTGGTTGTGGCTGACACAGAGCAGCTTCCTTTGACGCGCACCCGACCACCATTATCGAGACGCTTACGCAAAGCATCATTTTCAGCATTTGCATCTGCAAGCTCCTGTGTGTACTTGGCGTCGAGCGCTGCGACATCGCGCTGGCGAGTCTGCATGTCTTTGATAGTATCTTTAGCCAGATTTAATTCACGATTAACTTTGGTTAAAGATGCCTGTGTTTCTGTGAGCGATGACCGGTAATGACTGGCGATGACAATAGCGATTGCCAGCAGCAGGCTCATTGCTGCGAAAAGGATGAACTTCCAGTTAAAGGTCATTGGCTTTATCCGCCCTGCAAAGTTCCCGCTCTATCTCCCTGCGAGTTTGCAATCCCTTCCACTGCTTGCCGCCCGCCCATGTCCATTTGCGCAGCTCGTCGCAGGCTCCTTTTCTGTCGCCATTGTTGAGCTTTTTAAGCAACGTCGATGAGCGGAAGGCGCTCACCCCTACGTTATAGGTGAATGAGTAGAGCGCGGCGCGCTGGTATGCAGAAATGGGAACCTTAACTGAGGCATCCACGGCTTTGATAACCGGTTGCATGTGCTTGTTCAGAAGGTCATCGCATTCCTGCTTTGTGTAGACCTTGCCCATCTTCACATCAGGGCCGGTAATGCCTGCACACACAGTAGGAATGCCGACAGGATCGAGGTAAGGCTTGTATTTAACGCCTTCCTGGTCCTGTATCAGGACGCCAGCGATAAATGACGCCCCTCCCGCCGCAGCTGCAACCAGTGCAGTACGTAGTTTCGCTGGTATCTGCATGGTCTCACCTATGGCGACAGTTCCTGATCGATGTCTTTGACGATTTTGGCACCCTCGGAAATGTTATTTACATCACCACGGGCATATGCAGCTTTGAGGATTTCCGTTCGCTTGCGATCTTCCTCAATCGCCGTTTTGTTCTTTCGGTCGTTTGAACGATATGTCAGCCAGGTGAATGTCGCCGTTATGACAAATCCCAGGGCAAACAGAACATCCTGAAGAGTCAACATGGCGAAGAATCCCGTTAGACCTGACCAGAAATACGACCAGAATCCGTTGTTGGTATTCATACGTAGCATTTCTCACACCTCCGATAATGGAAGTGCTGTGGTGTAGTTAGGAAAGGCCAGCGAGGCAAAGGATGTGAGGGTTCATCTGTGATTGATTGCCTGTGGCCTAATACGAAAAAGGACCGCGATATGCGAGCCTTGAATATTTGGAGTGATTTGTTTGTGGTGTCCGGTGCTGAACTCCGGCTTATCGGTCCCGGCGGCAAGCGGCTTTACCCGTCTGGTGAACTCGCCTCGTGTACCAATGGGGCATTTCTTTCCGCGCATCAGCCTGCGCATTCGCCACAACAGGAAAGAGCACTTAGCACCGTACGGTGCGCCGCAATTTGTCGCAGCTGCATAAATGCTCTTACCTGTTGTGCGCCCATTATTAATCACACCGGGCCAGTGCGCCGAATTAGTTGATGAGGAATCGGAAGACCTCACTGGTGTTTGGCCGTTAGGCTACTGCCAGGAATTGCTCATCGTTTGCATTTATCTTTGTGGTCAGTTTCTAAAATGCCGCAAAGTCGCTAACGTGACGAAAACTGGAAAGAGCACTGGGTAGGGATTCGAACCCTCTACCAAGAATGGCGATCTCCGACGTCGCCCAATGCCCTTACCGGATTTCGCCAATAAAAAAGCCCCGAGCTATTAACTCAGGGCTTTTGCCATACCAAGCCAGCATGCAGACTCTAAATATTATCTGCGGCCGGGTGGCCTGGACTTCAATTTGGGCTGCTCAGTTCGCTTTTGCTCCGAGCATACAGACAATTTACCAGGCTATAATTTTTTTGCAAGCTTTTCGGATAAAATTTATTTATGCGACAAGTTTTGCATCACCATTAATCTCCAGCTCCTTCATAGCTGCATGGTAAATCTTAGCCTCAATTAAATTAATGCACCATCTAACCCTGTCTCGTGATTGTGGCATTGTTAGCGATCCCCTTGTTAGCCGTTGCAGATACTGTGCAATGGTCTCTACTGCATGCCCATATACGTAGTAGTTAACGGCAACCTTAGTGAGTACCGTTTTGTTTCCAAGCACATTTAGTATCAGCCTGTCCATAAACATGCCTTCCTCATCAGTGCATTTAGTCGTGTTCGCGTGTTTAAGATTTGCGATGACTTGCGCGAGTTTCTTGATAAGCTCTTCACCGTTGTAACCGCGATTATGAAGGCTTTCCATGATTGTCACGATTCCATCAGCTGTTATGGCCCCCCGACCTGACACTGACTCCATGAATCTGGCAATTGGACTTATTTTAGACTTCTCACTCATGCCATCATATGCCCAGCGCCCCCACGCATTAAGCATATGAGAAATCCATACCCTGTTTTCAGGCAATAACCTTGGCTTAAATCCGAGGTCTTTTGCTCTTTTTATCGTAGCAAGGAGTGCTAATTGGTCGTCCGGGAGGTCATGCTTAGCCCTTACGTCACTGAAGAACTCCTCATCCGTCTTGCGCAAAAAGTCGTTGGCTACCTTCGCGGCCTCAACCTTATCTGCATATTCCCCAAGAGAAAAACATTGTCCGAAGCGCCATATCCGAACTGAATATTTCCCGTTAACTCTGTTCTTAGCGACGCAGCGAAGTCCGGAGGTGTTATTTTTCCCCAGCCTGCGGTTATGAGAGTTCTGCGCCCTTGTGGCCTCGCGAAGGTTGCGAATGCTGTTATCTGATGGGTTGCCGTTGATGTGATCAATGTCTTCCTTAGGCCATTTTCCATGGTAATAGAACCAGGCCAGCCTGTGTGCGGCATACTTTTTGCCTCGCCAACTAACGAAAATGTAGCCGTTATTGGCGATAAGGCACCTGATACGTATCCCTGCATGATTCCTGGAAGAGAAGTTTCCCGTCTCTGGATTGTAGTAAAGGGCTTCCCTCAGTTTTGCCAGCTCAAGGCTATTTTCGTTGCTAAGGTCTAACTCTTCAGACGTAATCATGCTGCATCGCCTCCCTCTGGTTTGTTGATGCCGAGCCGGTTTTCCAGCTCCTTACGCATTTCCTTTAAGCGCCGCTCGGTCTCGTGAACGTTGTTAAGCTGCCACTCGATAGCCTCAAGCATCTCCTTATCCTTCTGTCGCTGCTGCGCTAATGCGATATGGGTTACTGTGCTCATACTGACTCTCCCACCAATGAATCGAGTTGTCGGCGTAGCATCTTGAGCGCACCGTCCGGGAATGGTTGCCGCGCGAGGCCGGTGAATATGCTGCGTACCTTCCGGTCGCTCAGTCGTGGCAGTAAGGCGTTCACCGTTGCGCGGATAGCACCGTTAACCTTGCGTCCGTCTTTCTGCGCCAGCTTTGCGGCCAACTCGACGGTCACCAGGGCATCCAGATATTCCTCGCAGACCTCTCTGCTTACTTCGCTCATGCTGCCTCCATCAATTCGGCTATATCGGGTAATTTCCCGCCCAGCTCGGTCACTACCAAAACGAGCATTCCGCCTTTAACCGCCTGACAGCGCTTGATGCGCATATCGTCTACCTGACCGTCATCCAGCCAGAAGCCAGCACTGGTGAGTGCGTCAAAAACGGCTTTGGGTAGATTGTCCAAATCGCGTTTGCGGTTATCGGGAGGTGCTGCGTGGATGGTGATTCTGATGCGGGGTTGGATTTTGATGTCTAACTTGTGCTGCTGAATTATTTCGATTACTTCTCGTCAGTATCGCTTACCCCAATCGCTGATGTAGTGGATTCCTCTTGAGTGTCTCCAGTACTTGTTCACCGATGGCGGCCATGGAAGGACTATTCGGTATTCGTTCATCGCACCGTTACCCTCCACTCTCTGCACTCTTCGTTTTTACAACGCCGGCGAGGTGATTTAGCCATTGGCTTCCTCCTCTCTGATTTTTTTAATGGCAGCCTTCAGCTCGTCAACTTGCTGTGGCGTCCAGGCGTCGCGGAGGTTTTCGGAAACGCGCCTTAGCTGATCAGCACTATCCCTTGTCATCAGGCACACCTGTCGCCCGCTCCTCAGCCAAACATCAACTTGTTCCACCTTTTCCTTGTAGAGCCTTTCTGCCGCAAACATGGAAAGTTTTAGTAAGATGTCATAAAGCCACGTCATCATTACCCTCCGCCACAAAATGATTCGGGTCTCGATATACCAGCCATTCGTTGATGCACTCGCCGCAGGCGTAGGTTTCATCCGGCTCAAGTTGCTTGCTGCATCCTGCGCAGAGAGCTCTGGCTATGCTCTGCTGCTCGTAGGTTTGGGTTTGGATGGGGTTAAGCATGTTTCCTCCTGGCGCGCAGACGTTCCCACATCACATCGTGAAGGTGAGAGGTATACGCAAAGGTTTTTATGTCGGACGGGGAGACTTCTGGCTTTCGTTTCTTTCGGTGGGTAACGCGGTAGATGCAGTTTTCGCAGACTATGTCAGTAATACTTCGTCGCTGTCGCCTCACATATACCTCCTGTCAGTGAATCTGACGCCCTGCCCGGCCGCCCACGCTATCGTGTAATCGATGAGGCTCGACATGCGCTTTACGCTCATCTCAGCGCTGCTCTCGCGGATGTTTACGTATTCACCCTCAAGCCCAGGCACAACCTCAGCCTCTTGCTTTGTCGCCACCGCGTGACCGCTTATCAGCAGCACCTTCCACTGCTCCGGCCGTAACCATTTCCCGCACCACTGAACCTGCGCAGCAATATCTGCCAGGAGCGCGTGGAATTTCGCGTTCTGGTCAAGGTTGCGCTTGTAGTCGGTGATTCTGATAGTGACCGGGCGGTCGGTGTCGAGGGGTGATGCGAGGATGGCGTTTATTGCTGATTGCTGTTGCTGCTTACTTCGAAGAAATATTGTCTGCTTCATTGGCGACTCTCATGCTCAAAAGGACGTATCCCGGCAGATATGAACCGACATCTGCGACATGAACCACCTCACGCTCACAAGCTTCCCCGGTGTATTCGCCATTCCATTCGCAGAGAACCAGAATGTCGCCGACCTGATAGTTGCGGTCGTTTTTGCGTAGCTCTGCTAACTTCACTCCCTCAAGAACGGGGATGAAATGCTCAGGCAGAATTTTCAGATGATGGTACATCACTCCCCCTTAACCTTGAGACCGGCGGCGCGGATAGCATTAACGGAATGACTCCTCATCCAATTCCATCCATTTCCCTCCAGCTGTTGCTGATGCTCCCCAAACTTTGGTGGTAGCTCAATCTCCACCGCTGCACGTGATGCCTGCCATGCCCACCATGCGACCTCATATCCCACGCCATATAATCGCCATCACTGTTCTTCCAAACACGTTGGTCGATAAGGTCGCCAAACTTTTTGCTTATCTCAGCTTCAAACTGCTCTCTGCTCTTATCCACGGCGCTTCTCCTCTTTAGCCAATACAAATGCACTGCACAGCAGAATCAGCGCGTCTGTGAACATCAGTCCGTCCAGTTTAACGATGGCCGCGAACATGAAGCACAGGCCTATGAAGACCAGCATTATGATGCTCATACTCTCATCTCCTGCCGGACAGCGCGCAGCTGCTGATTGATAAACGCCGTCATCGGATTTGAGCACCCAAACTGACATAGCTCATGTGCTGCGACATACAGGAATGAGCCCTGATGCTCGCTGCATTTCTCTGAGTGTTAGCGCTCAATACGTCCTGCATCGTGTTCGTCACGGAGAATGCGCTGCACTGCGCCCATATCTATGCCGGTGCCTTCGGATACCTGCCGGGAAGACACTGGCCCATGCTCAGTGACGTATTCGCGGATACGCTGGCGATTAGTTTTACCTTCGCTTAACTCGTACAGACGGCAGCGTGTTCCCATGCCGGTGCTTGCAGAGCGTACCAATGCGCCCTCTCGCACAAGCCCGCAGACTATGGCGGCCACACGATCGCCCTTGCCGCCGAGCTCCTCAACGAGCTGCTTGACGGTGCCTTTCCGGTTCACTTCGAACCAGGTCATAATTTGCAACTTGGTTATCATGATGCGTCTCCGCTCAATACCTAGCCTTACTGATTGCCTGAAGCATTATCAACTGGCTGGTAAAGAGATATCGTTTGGTGAGTGTTTCGATGTCGATGAAGCGAGGAGTGCCGATGTATCTGGCGATAGTGTCTATGTCGTCGATGGTTATTTGCATTGCGGCTCGGGGAGCGGTTGCCAGTGGGTGGGATGAAATTCCCCGTCGATCGTTGCGAAAAATGGCTCTCCTGTAATGTATCCAACATCGTAAACGGCCACCTCAAAGTCGCCCCACCGATTCACACATAAAACCTCTTGCTTTAAATCAGGCATCCGCTCGCTGCATGGAATCCAGCCATCAGCCTCCCCGGATGAACCCTGCGTCATGGCTTCCTGCAGACGGTCAAGCTTCACGTATTCCCGCGCCGAATAGCCTTCTTTAATCCAGTCAGCGGCGACTTTTGCCGAGGTTGTATAGTCGTAACACTCGCCACACTTGGTAAGAAGCTCGTACAGGTCAGCGACTGGCGTACACTCGAAACCATCACTACGACCAACCGCCTTACCTGCCAGCGATTCGAACTGCTGCGATGTGGTGCCGGCTTGTGCCTGCTCTGCTTCCATCATTTGCTCATACTCAGCAATCTGTGGGTCAAACGGCAGAGAGTCATCAGCAACCGGCGCGGGCGGTGCGGTGTAGAGCGGCTGAATCTCATACTTCGGCAGAGGATTAGCCTCTTCGAGTGTGTCGACCAGAATCCATTTCCCCGCCGCTTCTCTGGTGGGACGAAAGCGGTAGCGGTACGCCACAGGCTCCGCTCTCTCCCGCTCTTTGCGCAGCGCCAGAAGCTCCTCAACGATTAAGGCGCTTTCCTCCCAAGCCTGACTCTCGCTGCCATCATGTATTTTTGCCAGAAGGCGATAGCGAACTGACAGCTTCTCTAAAACGTCATTGCTAATAGTGCTCATGGTTAATCCTTGTGATGTTCGGTTGGGTCGGCTATACAGCAAGCTGCAACTGCATGTTGAACCGGTCTCTCTGCTCACAGTAATCGAGCGATCCGGGGCTGTTGTGTGACTCAATGCGCTCGACCATCAGTGCGGCGCGAGTCTCTTTCGATGCCGGGGCGTATGCACCAGACCAGGCCTTATCGATGCCAATGTTTCTGGCAACGTTAGTACTGTCTGCGCTGGCCAGCGGCAACTTGGTAAAGATGATCGGGTTAAGCATGCGCAGGCCATGGAGCTTAGCAATAGGCTGCCCGTAATCATCTGTGACATGACGAATCAGGTCTTTCATCCGCGCCACGGCGACATTTGGTCGCTTAACGTCATACTCACCACAACTGCCGATAGCAACCCGTGGATACTCATTGCAGAGACGAATGAACCGATCGTCACTTTCGTTCATGTGCCAGACAGGTACGCCGAAGAAATCGCCATGCGGCCACTCATCTAATAGCGCTTCGTTCTCTGACTCACCGCCGTCGATAACGTCCGGGATAATGGCGAAGTCAAAGCCAGGGTGATTCTTCCAGCGCGACACGAACTCGTAATAGTCGCTCCAGTCGATTTTGTTTTTGCCAGCGGCCTTCCATGCGGTGAACGCGCCGTTATCCAAAGCGAATGACTGGCAGTATTCAGCTGCAAGATTAATCTGTCCGGAGTGCGCGAAAGAGATGAAGGCATGCCGTCCTTTCCATGCCTTCAGCGCGCACGTATCTGGAGTTATAGGACCTCCGTGATAGTGAATCATCAGAATCCCCCCTTCTTATTCGGTTTTCGTTCGCGCTCTTCCCTGCGGAAACGCGCCTCTTGCTGGTCGATGTCGTAAAGAATGCCGTTGCGCTGCTCAACGTAAACAGTGCCTGTGTTGCCGTGGCGGTTGAGACGCAAAAGCAGCTCTGTTTCTGCCGGGTTAACCGTGTCGTCATCCTCCGATTCGCGATAGATACCGAGCCAGTAGTCACAGTCCTGCTCAATCTGTCCGGTAGAACGTGAGTCGCTCGGAAGCGGGCGCTTATTGGCGCGAGCCTCAGAGCCACGGTTAAGCTGCGCCAGAAGCACGACAACGCAGTTAAGCTCTTTAGCCAGCAACTTGAGACCTTTGGTGATGATGCCGTATGCCTGCGCCTCGGTATCCGCTTTCTCGGCAGCCATGAGCGTCAGGTAGTCGACAAGTACCATTCCCACCTCGCCGCGCTCGCGCTTAATGCGGCGCGACTCGGATACGATGTGCGCCAGAGAAAGTCCCGGTGTATCGTCGATGTAAAGATTGTTGCTGTCGGCAATCTGCGTACCCATAGCGAGTGCCTGGGCGAACTGGTTTTCGTTGTAGCCATTCTGGTAAAACACATCCGACTTTACGCGGGAGTGCTGCGAGATGATTCTCTCAACCAGTTGCTCGGTCGGCATTTCGAGGCTGAATGCGAGGGTTGGCAAGTTTTCTACCAGTGCGCAGTGGATAGCCATTTTCTGGTATACCGTGGTTTTGCCCATCTTTGGCCGCGCGCCGACAACGAAAAGGGATCCGCGCACGATTCGCTTGGGCTCGAGCATTTCGTCCAGCGCTTCAATCCCCGATGTCAGGCCTACGGATGACGGGTTGCCTTCCAGTCGCTCACCGACCTGATAAGTCCACTTGTTGAATGCATCCCTGAACGTCATCAGGCCACGATGATTGCCGGTTTTAGCTTTGTCATCGACCTTCATCGCAAGCGCCTGAACCGCTTCCAGCTTCTGCGCGGTCGTCATCCCTGAACGCGAGTAGAGCACCTCAAGCATCTGCGTTGCCTGCTCGATTGCCATGCGCTCTGTCGATTTGTCCTTCACGACATTGGCGTAGTGCATGACGTTAGCGGCGCTTGGCGTGTTGCGGGAAATGTCTGCCAGATAAGCAAAGCCGCCTACCTGTTCAAGCTCTCCCTGCATTTCCAGAGCGTCTGAAAGCGTCAGCATATCCAGCGCTTTGCCTTTGGCGTTCAGCCCCTGCAACGCTGCGAAGATTCTGCCGTGCTGCCTGCTGTAGAACATGTCCGCATTCAGGAAGCCGAGCACCTTCTGGACGTTGTCGCTGTCCGGGGCGACCATCACTGAGCCGAGAACGGCCTGTTCAGCTTCGTAGTTACATGGCGGGGTTTTGATGTCATCGGTCATCGCGATCACCCTCACGCACTTCGATGTAGAGCTTAGAGTTCAGGAAGCTGTCAAACTTCATGCGGCGCCACGTCCTGCCGGTCTTCTGGTCAGGCCGGTCTTCCAGCATCCAGCGGCAGTTTTCGCTGATGTATTTCAGGTATCCCCTGAAGCCTTCCATGTCGAGAGGCTTGCCATCCAGATTGCGGGCGATCTTGTTCGCCTTACCCCAGAAGGTGCGGATGAGGTTACGACGCTCATCAGTGAGGCATCTCCACCCCCTGGCTTCTGGCAATTCATCTTTCAGGCATTGCCAGACTTCTTCGCAGGAAATTTTTGGCTTCTGCACGACGGGCTTTTGATTCTGTTCTTCAGGCTCGTTTGCGACATACTCATTACCTTTAGGTAATGAGTTATTATTTATATTATTGTTTATGGACAAACGTTGGACATCGCTTGGACAAACAGCTCTGAGAGCCGCATTTTTACTGGTGTTTGCGTTGGACAAGTCTTGGACATTCGTTGGACAATTTTGAGTCTGAAAATCGTCATATTTTACGATGGTGATGAGGCTGAATTTCTTCTGCATCGACGTGACGGTAATCATCCCTTTAGCCTCAAAACTGCGCAGGAGGCTTTTTACTTTGTTGTCGGGAATGAACGTTTCGCTGACCAGTGTCGGGCGGCCTGTAATCATCTGCCCTCGCTCAACGGTGACAGGTCCAACATCGGTGTTTACGACGGAATCCTCATGGTTTGCCTTGAGGATAAGATGCACCCAAAGATGCACGGCCTGAGAGTCCTTGTAGAGTCGGCTATCCATAAACTGGCGGTGTATAGAGACAAACCCCATACCGGCTGCCTCCTGCTGGTTTACGCGGCGTTCTTGCTGCCGGTAGTCTGCTAATTTAACGACGCCCATTCTTCACTCCTGCCTTAGCCAGTCGATAAACACCAATGAACCGTTCAGCGAACGATCTGTTATTGGCTGCCGCTACAACCAACCCGTCAGGTGATTCAGGGTGCCGAATCTCTTCTTTTTCCTGGTACTTCCTGCGTTTTCGCATTAAAATGTCTCCTGTTGATTGTGTTGGCTTAACACAGTTTGCTAAGCCTCAAGCGTTCCAGCGCTTGGGGCTTTATCTTTTGTGAGAAGCAGTGCTACCTGCTTTGCAAGGTTCGATAATTCCTCGTCTTCAACTCCCCATTCCAGAATTGCCAAAAGCATCGACATCTTCGGGATCATGCTGGATTTCCAACGGGTAATTTGCGACTCATCAACGCCCAGCTGCGATGCGATATTTCGCTGACCGCGAATAGCAATGCGGTTGAAAATGTTGCTGGTAATTGCGTTGGCTCTCTTGCGTGTGCTTGTAAGTTCCATTCGGTATTCTTCCTTTGTGGTTTAGATAGATACGTGCGCAGACCGTGGGGTCTGCCACTTGGTTTTGCTTACCCGGTTAGAGGTGAGCGGCCAGAACTGTTAAAGAGCGGGTACTGCTTATGCTGCCTGATTCGGTTTAGGGAAAAGACCCGGAAGATCTGGGCGTATTTCATGCCCTTGCACCTTACCTCCCGTAGCCTTTACAACCGAGGCAACATTTTGTGGCGATACTTTTGCCTTGCCATAAAGCCATTTCTGAACAGCTGCTTGACTAACGCCACAGGCCTTAGCGAGCTCTTTTTGCGTTCCTACGATGGCAATAGCGGTTTTGATAACTTGATTCATAAAACCACCTCCAGTTTTCTTAAAACCAATATACAACCTTGGTTGTTATCATGCAAGTTTTTGGTTGTTTGCCTATCGACAACTGTGGTTGTATTTTTAATGGATGAACATGACTCTTTCTCAGCGATTGAAGCTTTCCATGGAGAAAGCAAAAATTAACCAAGTGTCTCTAGCCGAAAAGGTTGGGGTGTCGCAGGCTGCAATTCAGAAACTGACGTCTGGGAAGGCTAAAAGCTCAAAAAAGATTGTAGAAATAGCCAGTATTCTCGGTGTAAGGCCAGAATGGTTATCTGACGGTAGTGGCCCTATGTGCAGTGAAGGGAGTCGGTTCACAGTGAAAGGGATGGAAAATTTGGCGCACGATGTATTCAGGGTTGACGTTTTAGACCTGACTGTTAGTGCCGGGCCTGGCTCGTTTATGCTTTCTGAATATGTGGAAGTTCTTCATGCTATTGAGTTTACGACAGAGCACGCGAGATCGCTTTTTGGCAATCGGGCCCCAAGTGACATCAAGGTGATGACAGTAGACGGTGACAGCATGTGCCCAACCATTAAGTCTGGAGATCGTCTCTTCTTTGATGTTTCTGTGAGGCACTTCAAGGTAGATGGCGTCTATGCATTTGTGTTCGGTCAACACTTTCACGTCAAACGTCTACAGATGCAGGGTCTTCAATTGGTAGTACTCTCAGACAACCCAGCATATAAGGATTGGTACGTGACAGAAGAGAATCAGGACCAGCTCTATATCATGGGTAAAGCTCTTATCCATGAGTCAATAGCTTACAACAAGCTATAGCAGTGGCCTGAAGAGACGTTTGGGTAATTTGTTTAGGACTTTAGATAAGCCTCATTTTTACAATGATCTCGTTGACGTCGGATCTTCGTTGAACAACAATGAAGTTGTGTAATGGGCGTTGTTTAATCTGATATTGAGGCTGTAAAGAATTCATGGGCAAAGAGAACCGCCTGACCTTAAAACTTGATGGAACAAGCCCAAGCGAGCTTAGTATGGCGCGTCTTGGCAAGTATCTATCAGCACTATCGGACCTATATGGATCGGTAGATGCCGTTCACTTTAAAGATGTGAGCGAGGGGTCAGCATGCCTGAATACTTGGGTTGATAATGAAAACTCATACAATGCGGTTATACAACGCTCAATATCACAAGCAGCTACATCAGGAAGCTCATACTTAAAATTAGTTTCTCTATTAGCGCAGGACGGATTTGAAGCCAAAATAATCAACCACGATAAAGTCACTATTCTTGAATTTCCATCAGCCAGCGAGCAAGCTCCTTTAGTAATCCGAAAGAAAGGACGTGTTCAAGGAAAACTTTATAATGTTGGCGGCAAGGATGAGTCGGCACCAGTTAAGCTTGAGGGCGCGAATGGAGAGACTTACCATTGCGAAGCCACGCCGGCTTTGGCTGCTAAATTAGGTGCATTACTTTTCAAGCAATTACGAGTATCAGGCGATAGTGAATGGATAAAAAAAGATGATAAATGGAAGCTTAAAAAATTAATAATTGAGTCCTACGAAGTTCTTGAAAAGTCCAATTTGAAGACGGCTTTTAAGGCATTACAGAATGCCTCTGGTAATCAATGGAAAGAAGAAGATGATGCTCAAGCCATCTTGAAAGCTTTAAGGGCGCTAAATTGCGAATAATATTCGATACCAATATTTTGGTGCAGGCCATCACTGGTATGAAAGATGGATGCAAGCTATCTAACCCTGAAAATGGGCTGGAAATCCCTGATCCCTCCAGAAGGGTTGAAGCCTTAATCGATATGGTCGAAAGCAGTGGCGGCTCGATAATCATTCCCACCCCTGTTTTAGCAGAATACCTTGTAGGCATTGATAAAAAAGAACACCAAACTCATCTGAATTTGATTCAGCGGCAGTCTTGCTTTGAAATCGCCAGCTTTGATGAAATCGCAGCCTTAGAATGCGCTCAGATGCCATCTATAAAAGAATTAAAACTTATGATGAAGTCTGATACCGCAAATAAAGTAAAATTTGATCGACAAATCATAGCTATAGCTAAAGCCCTTAACGTCGATGAAGTGTGGACCCATGACAAAGGCGTATTTAATCGCTGCAAAGAAATGGGAATCGTGGTCAAGTCACTTGCCGACATAGACCCTGCACCGATACAAGAATTGATTGATTTGGGACAAGATATTCCTTCAAATCTACACTAATTTTAACCCGGCCACCGCGCCGGGTTTTTTATTGCCCGCAGCATATCCCTCATCCCCATTCCCACTATCACCCCCAACGTTTAGCGCCTCAAAAGTCGGTTAACCTCCCCTTTCTTCCCCCTTAATGGCTCGCAAGAGTTCTTTTTGCGCACAAAAAAAATTTATTTCCTTATAAAACAACCACAAAACAACCAAAATTCAAATATTACAACCTTGGTTGTTGACATTAATACAACCATGGTTTTATATTTACCCCATCAGCAGGACGCTGGTAACCAAACGGAACAGATTGGCATCGCTCTTTAACATCGATGAACTCTCAACCTAACCGTTGAGACCAGAACCCAGGTGGTTTTGGAGATGGCGCGAATTGCAGCTCGCAGAAGCAACCAGAAGATAAGCATCTGGCGCGCCATGTACCTAAACCACTTAACCGGAGGTCAGCATGGCAACCATTATCTGGAAAGAAGCAAAAGGCACTGCCAAGAGCCGCTATAAAGCGCGCCGGGCCGCCAAGATTGAACAGGCACAGCAAGACGCTTCTCTTGCTCGCCGAATCGAACAGAAGCTCTCTGGTTGCGTCAGAGCAGACCGGGCCACTTCGCTCGTAGCTCTCCGCGACAAGAAGCCGGAAGTAACCGAACGCAAGCGCAACCCGGCATACAAGAAGCCGGTTAACCACCCTACCCACTTGATGAACGCGCACCAGAAAATGCGCGGCAAATCGATTCCTGCTTATTACGACTATCAAAAGGATTAACAAAATGAACTCTGCTGAATTATCAAAAATTCTGGATGAGCACAAAGTGTGGGTGACTTCGTTTGGTGCAAACGGATCTAAAGCCAACCTGCGCGATGCCAACCTGCGCGGTGCCGACCTGTGCGATGCCAACCTGAGCGGTGCCGACCTGTGCGGTGCCGACCTGTGCGGTGCCGACCTGTGCGATGCCAACCTGAGCGGTGCCAACCTGCGCGATGCCAACCTGCGCGGTGCCGACCTGCGCGGTGCCGACCTGTGCGGTGCCGACCTGTGCGGTGCCGACCTGCGCGGTGCCGACCTGCGCGGTGCCAACCTGCGCGGTGCCGACCTGCGCGGTGCCAACCTGCCTGATCTCACCTTTGTAATCATGGGTGAGAAATATTTTATCAGCATCACGAACGGCGAATATGTCCGCGCCGGTTGCCAGAACCATACCGCAGAAGAATGGCGTAAATACAGCAAGCATGAAATTGCTGAAATGGATGGTCGTAAGGCCCTGAAGTTTTACCCACGCTTGCTGGATATTATTGATTTCTATCTTGGCAAGGGTGAAAGACCAGACTGGTTAACCAGCAAAGAATACGCAGATGAGGTCGCAGAATAAGCGGCCTTTCTTTTTGGCAGCAAGCCACTTATCTGAGGTGAGATATGGATGAGGAAGTCGAATGCGACGTATGCGGCAAAGGGATTGCTGCGGTGGCCGTTTACAGCGGCGATGGCAATGAAGAGCTGTGCCACGAATGCTATCACGACATTTACGACATTGATGATGAAGGCCGCTGAATAGCAGCCGATAGCCGACATATGAATAGGAGAATTAAATGGGACGTAAATTTAAAGTTTGGCTGGATTCCGGTGCAAACATCTATTCGAAATATGAGCAAGTTGTCGACCTTGAGGATGACTTAGGGATTAGCGATGAAGAGTGGGAACAAATGGATGATGGAGGAAAGGATGAGGTTATGAGAGATGTCGCATGGGACCGCATGGAATGGGGATTTGAAGAAATTTAGCAGCCGATAGCCGATTCATGGAGTCGGTTATCTGATGCAATCAGCATCATAACCAAGACAGGAGACGAAGGCCTGTTCTGGTTAAATGGAGAAATAACCCTTGTTGTCTGTTCGCCCCGCTAGTCGGGGCTTTTTTTCGCCCGCATATCAACAAGGCTGCTTATTAGCGCGGCCTTTTCGCTATGCCCACTTAACCGTAAGGAATCCCACCATGATGCAATTATCGCTATCGGGTGGCGGCATCATGTCCGCCTATTACCCGACCGAATCCGAATTATCCAAACGCTTTCGCCGCCTTATCCGCGCGGCTCGCAAACAACTGGAGGCGTTATGCCACATGTAAATCACAACGCTTTGCGGGCAGCGCAGAGCAAAGCGGTTATTGCCCGCTTCCTCGGTGATGCCGGGATGTGGCTACAGGCCAATCAGCAGATGAAAAAAGCAGTGAGCATGCCCTGGTACCGGAGGCCGCAATGAAGCACCTCAACCCTCGCGACATGACGGATGAGCAGTTCTATAGGCTTGTCCATGACATTTTCGAAAATTACTCAGAGCAGGAATCCGAACATGACAACAAATCCTCCCCGTCTCGCGTCGACGATTGCGATCAGCAAGATATGGCGTGAAGCATATATCAAGATGGCGCTCGAATATCGACGAGCTGGAGACCGCAGGGAGAAAAAGCTTGCTCTGCTCGCGGCTCAACTTGAACGCATGAACGTTCGTGAATTACTCGGCCCTGCGCCGTTCTGAGGTTTCTATGAGCAAAGAGTTTTATGCACGTCTGGCAAAAATACAGGCCCACCTTAACGCGCCGAAAAACCAGTACAACTCATTCGGCAAATACAAATACCGCAGTTGCGAGGACATTCTGGAAGGTGTTAAGCCGCTTCTGGATGGACTGTTCCTGTCAATCAGCGATGAGATTGTGCTGATTGGTGACCGCCATTATGTGAAGGCCGTGGCAACCATTACTGATGGCGAGAGCAGCCACACCGCCACTGCAATGGCCCGCGAGGAGGAAAGCAAAAAAGGAATGGACGCAGCGCAGGTTACCGGTGCGACAAGTTCATATGCTCGCAAGTACTGCCTGAACGGACTGTTTGGCATTGATGACGCAAAGGACGCGGATACTGACGAGCATAAACAGCAGCAAGCCAGGCAGGTAAGCAACGCTCCAGCTAAACAGCCGGCCTCTCCCGAGCAGGTTTTAAAAGCGTTTACTGAGGCCGCATCTGCAAAAAATAGCGTCGCAGAGCTTAAGGGCGCTTTCGCTAAAGCGTGGAAGATGCTGGAAGGTACGCCTGAGCAGCAAAAGGCTCAGGACATTTACAACATTCGCAAAGATGAACTTGAAGGGATGGAAGCGTAATGGCGCACTCAATAACAGTAAAACTCAACAAACCAGCAAGAGAGTTTCAGGCAGGCGAAAGCATCGGATTCAATGTCCGCGCAGGCGTTCAGTATTACGACAGGCAGTCCAAGAAAAAGGAGTGGACGAACTACAGCGCCGCTGTGTTTGCCAGGCCGGGTCCGCAAGCTGATTACTACCGCAGCGTGTTGGTTGAAGGCTCTATCGTAGAGTTAACTGGCGACAGCATTAAGGTGGATGTTTACCAGGGAAACAACGGGCAAACCATCACTCTTGAGCTTCAGAATGCAAAGATTGGCTTTGCTTCGTCAGGCCAGCAGCAGTCATCGCAAGCAACCTCCGGCTCTGAGCAGTTCGACGATTCAATCCCCTTCTGATTTAACCCAATAAGGCCAACCAAATGTCATCACCTCTTCCCGGGGCGGGATACGCACGCCCGCCAAAACGCTCCGGCACCAAAGAAGAGGTGCTGGAGCGCATCAAAGCACACCTGCAAGAGACGCTGGGAAAGCAGTACGAAACCGAGAGCAAGGAAGCTCGAATGATCCGCCAGGCTGATGCGCTGGCTGACAGATTGCTATGGGAAAAAAACAGCTCCGCGTCATGCCGACCTGGATTCGTCACCACTGGCCCGCGCCGCCCTGAAGAAACAGATAACCGTATGCGCCGCTTCCTCGGTCGCTACGGTCACGTTCTTAGCGATTAAGGAGTTAACCATGTCCAGAGACCAGGCAAATTATTTAACCGTAACCGTCGGCGGCAAATCTGACCGCAAGCATATCCCGATGCCGAGCCGCGAAGAATTGATGAAGCGCAACAGCTTCGGTTCTGTGAATAACAACAAATACCTCAACCGCTGGCTGGGGAAAGGCGGTGCCGCATGAGCAATCGCTTTTACATGATCTGTACTAGAGAAACCGTCGGTAACAACGCGTCTTTCCATTGCCATAACGGAAATGGTTACAGCTCTAACATCGATCGCGCCCACGTATACACGCTGGCAGAGGCTCAGAATAGCTGGGAGCTTGGCCGAGAAATAGACCAGCCCGTCTGCGCTGACAGCGTTGATGCTTTGGCAGTGTGGCATGTCGATTGCCAGTACATTCCTACAGAAAACGTTATCAAGGCCGGATGTGAGGCTTACGTTGCGTACAAGAAAGGCTCATGGAATGGAAATGACGTTTACTGGCTTCAGACTGCTGGCCTGCCTACTGACGACTTCAGCAAGGCTACCGTCTTTGAAACTGCAAACACCAATGAGCTGGGGATTGTCTGGCTGCCGTTTACGATGGCTGACGCGGTAAAGCGCCGCACATTCAATATCGCGCATTTCAATAGGCGCACTATGGTTCAGGCTGCCGGTCTGGTGATGCCTGACTGGCTAAAAAAGCAAAATCGTAGAAAGAAATCACGCAGCGGAAAAGTTCGCTGGAATTGCCCGCATTGCGGAAAAATCAGTTGGCAGTTTAATCCGTATGATTTCGACGGCTGCCAAGACTATTCGTGCGAAGGATGGAGACCGCAATGAACACAGCAAAACTGAAAGCGGCGGGCATCAATCTTGAGACAGGTGGTGAAGCGTGAGCGTAGAACTGGTCGATAAACGCCGTCCGTGCGAGCGAATCCCCGGACTCGGCCTGGCTAACGGCACGTGGTTTGCGGTGATTGATATTCCGGGAATGGAAAAGTTGGTCAATCAGCGACACACCAACGATCCGCTTGATGTGACGCCAGCCAAAGCCAAAAAAATGGCGGCCCTCGTTGAGGCGTGGACGCCGCCGGATGGATGGTCTGGAAGCGAGCCCGAAAAGATGAAGGGCTTCATCGTCGAGTTCCTTCGCGATTGCAACGGTTTCAGGAGCTATTGAAATGAGCGAAATAAGAGAGCCCGTGACGCACAATTTAAAAATTTGGCCTGAACACTACTCTGCTGTTTGCGCTGGCGTTAAACGCGCGGAGCTACGCAAAAATGACCGCGACTACCGCGCCGGTGACACTCTCGACCTGTGCGAGTGGGATAAACATGACGAGTCGTTCACAGGAGAGTTCATCAGCGTAACTGTGACGCACGTAGCTGACGTTGGCGAGTGGATGCCGGGGTATGTGCTGTTGAGCATTGAGCGGGCGCTGGCGGAGCCGTATCAACATGAAGCGCACATCAGGCGAGAGGTCAACGCTGGCGGCAATACGTGGATTCAGTGCTCAAAACAGGCATTCGAAAGAGAAAAGGCACGCGGCGCATTATGCCGGGTGCTTTACGAATCACCGCCCGCGCCGGTTGTGGCTGAGCATGTAAGCCAGCCTTACAATTTGCCGGGAAAGGAGGAGTGATGGATAAGCAGGCGATTTACTCCAGCCTTGAAACGCTGGTTACTCAGGCTCACCAGTATGCATCCTCCCTCGATATTGGTGATGAACGCATTGAAGCCTTTGAGCTGTATGAGGCATTGCGCCGACTTCAGCGTCGTGGCGGAGCCAGTGAAATGCTGGAAGCAACAAACCCGCTTCTGGCTATCAGCGATAGCTACGATGACGAAGAAGACGACTGGTGGGAAGAGGACGACGACTGATGCCTAAATCCGCAGCAGAGCGCAAAGCAGCTCTTACACAACCTTTTCAATTCTCTGCTGCATAAATGACCTTCCCACTGTTTATCATACCCTCTCAAACAGCGAGGAGTTCATTAATATGATTTGTCCAAAATGTGGTTCTACTGCAATTTCCAAAGAGACAACAATGCGTGGCTGGTCTGGAGATTATGTTTGCGTTCCGTGTGGTTACAACGATGCGAAATCAGGTTTCGATAAGGGGCAGGAAAAGACTAGCAAGCCTGTTAAGTGGACACTTAAAGAAAAGCAGTAAGGCCACGAATTGACAGCCCGACCACCTCACTTTACTGTATATAAATACAGTTATTTTGGAGTGGGTCATGAGCAAGGACTCGGACTATCTGATTATCTACAGGGGCGAGATACATCACCGCATAACTCCTGGTAGATGGGTGCTGATTCAGCGGTCACGCGAATACGGCGGCGGATGGTGGCTGGGTAAGGCATACGACGATGTGTTTATGCTTGAGTTCGAGAAACCATGTTCGATGGCTGTGGCGACGGAGTACATCATGTCGCATGGAAGGATGAGCACATTCCCGCCGTGGGATGATGAATTTGAGTTAACACCATGACCCGCTTCGGCGGGTTTTTTATTGGAGAGAATTTATGTCTGACCAGAGCAAGCACTACGACTACTACATCGTCGAAGGGCCGGATGTTAAAGCGCTTATTGATGGCTACGACCAGATAGGAAAAAAGCGAAACGAAATCATGCAGGCGGCAATTGATAAGGTTGGCGCTATCGCATGGACAAATAGCAGCAGCTGGGGAGATAAGGGTGGGCTAATACAGGCTTTCGTGTGGGAAAAAGGTTTTGCATTCCCTGCGCCGGTGACCATCAAAAGCGAGGACTTTTGGGAAGGCAAGCGAGTTGTTATCGCGCGAGGCAAAGGAAACAGCAAAGAAGGCCGTGAGTATCAAAAAACGCTGGAAGCGGTAAAGGATGAGGCCAACGAGCAACTCAAGGCTTTGCCGCTCTGGGAGTCTTACATCATTGATCACTATGGCGTCATGCGCACAGGCATTGGCGGCCAGGCAAGACGTGGATACGGTTTTGCCATGCTGAGCACGTATGGCGGTAAATGTCCGGGCCGTGATGATGCATTGGTTTTCGCTATCCCAAACGACAAAAGTGAGCGTCACGGTGATGTGGTAATCCCCGAAATCTTCCAGAAGCTAACGTACGGTCAGTTTTATGACCTAACCAACCGTGAAGATGAACAGGCCGCCTGATGGCGGCTTTTTTACGCCTGGAGATAATCAAATGAATGAGCGTTTGGCGATTGCCAGGAGGCTTCTTGTCGAGGCGGAAGCTATGAAACTTTTAAAGCTAAGTCTGCCTAAAGGCTCATCGGAGCGAGAAAGGGTTACGCATGAGCTCACTGGAATGATTAAAGCAATAAAGATGGTACTGGAGTGAACTATGGAACAATACAGCCTCACGCTTGATGAGGCCTGCGCCATGCTCGGCATATCCAGACCCACGGCCACAAACTGGATAAAGTCAGGACGACTACAGGCCACCCGCAAAGACCCATCAAAACCCAAATCCCCATACCTCACCACTCGCCAGGCTTGCATTGCAGCCCTCAAATCTCCGCTGCATACTGTCGCCGTGAGCGTGGGTGATGGCATACGAGAGGAATTGATATGTCACTCTTCCGCAGAGGTGAAATCTGGTACGCCAGTTTCACATTGCCGGACGGCAAAAGATTTAAGCAGTCTCTTGGGACAAAGGACAAAAGGCAGGCCACGGAACTCCATGACAAGATGAAAGCCGAAGCCTGGCGTGTAAGCAAGCTGGGCGAGACGCCGGATATGACATTTGAGGAGGCGTGTGTCAGGTGGCTTGAGGAGAAGGCGCATAAGAAGTCACTGGATGATGACAAAAGCCGGATCGGATTCTGGCTGCAACACTTTGCGGGGATGCAGCTGAAGGACATCACTGAGACACGAATCTATAACGCGATTCAGAAGATGACCAACCGCCGGCACGAGGAAAACTGGAAGCTCAGGGAAGAGGCTTTGAGGAAGAAAGGGAAGCCCGTTCCGCCATATGTGCCACGCCCGGCAGCGACAGCCACAAAGGCCACTCACCTTTCCTTCATCAAAGCGTTGTTACGTGCTGCAGAGCGTGAATGGAAGATGCTGGACAAAGCGCCCATTGTGAAGGTGCCGCAGCCGAAGAATAAACGCATTCGATGGCTGGAGCCTCATGAGGCGAAAAGGCTGATTGATGAATGCCCGGATCCGCTTAAGTCCGTGGTCGAGTTTGCGCTGGCGACGGGACTACGGCGGTCGAACATCATCAATCTGGAATGGCAGCAGATAGACATGCAGCGCCGGGTGGCGTGGATACACCCGGAGCAGAGCAAATCAAATCAGGCCATTGGCGTGGCGCTGAATGATACTGCATGTCGTGTGCTGAAAAGGCAAATAGGCAATCACCACAAGTGGGTTTTCGTCTATAAGGAAAGCTGCACCCGGCCTGATGGAACTAAAGCGCCGACAGTGAGGAAGATGCGGTACGACGCAAACACAGCCTGGAGGGCTGCGCTTAAACGTGCTGGCATTGAGGATTTCCGCTTCCATGACCTGCGGCATACCTGGGCGAGCTGGTTAGTTCAGGCAGGCGTCCCAATTTCGGTTCTTCAGGAGATGGGAGGATGGGAGTCAATAGAAATGGTCCGCCGCTATGCGCACCTGGCACCTAATCACCTGACCGAGCATGCGAAGCAAATCGACTCTATTTTTGGTGATTGCGTCCCAAATCTGTCCCACACGGAAAAACAGGAGGTGATAAACGGTAGATAAGTGCTTGATTTGACTGGTGCCGATAATAGGAGTCGAACCTACGACCTTCGCATTACGAATGCGCTGCTCTACCAACTGAGCTATATCGGCCCTGAGGAAGGGTGTGCGTGAGCACGGGGTAAGAGGTTATGAAAAAGTGGGTGATGCGTCAATGCCCTTGCGATTCAAGCGGCGATTTTTGCATCACCTGGCCCTCCGTTAAGCACGAATCGTATCGTCGCCGTAGCCGATCCACTTGTAGGTGGTCAGCGCTTCGAGGCCCATCGGGCCGCGGGCGTGAAGCTTCTGTGTGCTGACGGCCACTTCGGCGCCAAGACCAAACTGCCCGCCGTCGGTAAAGCGCGTCGAGGCGTTCACGTACACCGCAGACGAATCCACTTCATTCACGAAACGGTCAGCGTGGCGCAGCGTGCGGGTGAGAATGGCGTCCGAATGCTGGGTGCCGTGCTCGCGAATATGCGCGATGGCCTCGTCGATGCCTGCCACCAGCTTCACGTTAAGATCGAGCGACAGCCATTCGTCGTCGAATGCTTCCGGCTTCACCGCCACAGCGGTCGCCGGGCCGCCGGAAAGCAGCGCCAGCGCGCGCGCATCGGCATGCAGCGTCACGCCGCGTTCGTGCATCTCGCGGCTCAGCGCCGGCAGGAAACGTTCTGCAATAGCCTCATGCACCAGCAGGGTTTCCACCGTGTTACAGGTGCTCGGGCGCTGGGTTTTGGCATTGGTGATGATGTTGAGCGCAGGCGCGAATTCCGCCGTTTCATCAACGAAAATATGGCACACGCCGATGCCGCCGGTGATAACCGGAATGGTCGACTGCTCGCGGCAGAGCTTGTGCAGCCCTGCCCCGCCGCGCGGGATGAGCATGTCGATGTATTTGTCCATGCGCAGCATTTCACTGACCAGCGCGCGGTCCGGGCTTTCGATGGCCTGAACGGCCGCGGCGGGCAGGCCGCACTCTTCCAGCGCTTTCTGAATCACTTTTACAGTCGCCGCGTTGGTACGCCAGGTTTCTTTGCCGCCTCTGAGAATCGCCGCGTTGCCGGTTTTCAGGCACAGCGAGGCGACATCCACCGTCACGTTCGGGCGCGCTTCATAAATCACGCCGACCACGCCAAGCGGCACGCGGCGACGCTCGATGCGCAGGCCGCTTTCCAGCAGGCCGCCGTCAATCACCTGCCCTACCGGATCGGCCAGCTGACACACCTGGCGCACGTCGTTCGCAATGGCGTGTAAACGCTGCGGGTTGAGCGCCAGGCGGTCTAACAGCGCCTCGCTCAGCCCGCTGCGGCGCGCCTCCAGCAGATCCTGCTCGTTGGCGAGCAAAATCTCTTCGGCGTTCGCTTCTAAATAGTCGGCGATTTTCTCCAGCACGCGGTTTTTCTCGCGCGAGGAGAGCAGCGCCATCTGATATGAGGCGGCTTTGGCCGCCTGGCCCATCTGCTCCAGCAT